CTGCTCGACGTCCCGCGCGGCACCGCCGCTGCCGGTCGCCAGCACCAAGCCGACGTGCCCGCCGCCGGCAGTCAGCGTAGGCAGAGGCTGGTCGATCGACGCGGCGCTCGCATGCAGGTGCTGCTCGCTGGTGCCGCGCAGGGTGACCAGCATCGGCTCCACCGCGATCAGGCCCAGCTGGATTGCCTCGGCCCGGGAGAACACCAATCGTGGTTCAGTGCCGTCCAGCAGCGCCTGCACCGCTTCCTGGTAGGGCTTCGGCCAGTTGTACTTCACAGCGCCGGCCTTGATCCGCTTCAGCGTGTTCGGGCGCAGCGGCTTCTTCCGGCGGAAGATGCTCTTGCCGGTCATGGTCCAGTCGATGACCTCGCGGGCACCGCGCCAGCGCTGCCGGGTTCCCAGCAGGTCGGTGCTGCCGGCGCGGTCGTGGGTGGCCTCTGGCCAGGTCAGCGGCTTGCCGTCACTGCGGCCGATCAGGAAGAAGCGGCGGCGGGTGGTCGGATCGCCGTAATCGGCGCAGTTCAGCACCTTCCAGTCGACCTTGAAGCCAATGGCCTCCAGCGCCTGCACCCAGGCGCGGAAGTACTCGCCGCGGCGGGACTTGATCGGCCGCCCGGTGGTCAGGCTGCACGGACCCCAGTCCATAAACTCGGGCACGTTCTCGACAAGGATGCGCTTCACGCGAAGTTCCGAACACCAGCGCACCACGTGCCATGGGTCCATTCGCTGCTGGTCGTGCACGGGCCGCCCGCCGCGCGCACGGCTGTGGAACACGCAGGACGGCGCTGCGATCAGCAGGTCGAGCCAGCCTTCCGGTACCAGGGACAGGGGCAGGGCGGATTCCAGATCGGCGCAGTGGATACGGTCGGCGTCTTCCGGATGGTTCCGGCGGTTCGTCTCGATGGCGACGGGCCAGTGGTTCACGGCCACCAGGCGCGCGGGCCGGCCTAGCTCACGCATGGCGCGCTTCGCACCGTTGGACAGCCCGCCGGCACCGCAGAACAGGTCCCCGATGATGGCGGACCGGACGCGGGACTTCGGCGTGATGCGAATCTCAGGGGAGCGGGAACCGTCAGCCATTACGCTGCTCCCGGCGTGCCTGGTCCAGAAGCTCCCGCAGGTCCAGCAGAACCTTCACCTCGACGTGGTGGTCTTGGGCAAGCCGGACGGCGACCTCGAGGGCGTAGATGCGGTCATTTGGGTGGACGCTCATGGCAGAATCGGCTCCAACAAGGAGGGAACATGGACTGGGTAGAATTGGCTTCGGCCATCGCAACAACGGGTGCCGTGGTGGTCGCGATGTGCGCGATCAGGAGCGAGAACAAACACCGCAGTGCCGAGAGAACCCGTGCGGACGAGATTCGAAAGTCTGACTTGGACGCGGCGAGAGACAGAGAGAACGCCGCGCTTGAACGGGCTGAAGATGAACGTCGGTCTAGAGCCCGGCGTCTGGCTAAGATCTTCGACCGCGAGCTCACCGAAGCGGCGAGAGAGCTGATCGCGTTGATATCCCTTCTGAAGAAGGTGACGCCGGAAAACATTGCTCAGTTCCGTCACATCTACGCGAGGCCCTTGAACCCTGGCGTCTTCAAGATGCACGAGAGGTTTCTCGACCAGCTCGACGTCTTTCCGGATGCACATGCCATTGCCATCGTCAACAACATGACAAACTGGTCGAGCATGACGTTGTTCTCCGAAGGCTTGGAGGTGTCGCCAGGTGTGGACCTGATCCGCGTCCGATACAAAATTCTGGCGGATGTCTCGGAGGTGCTGAAGTTGATCGGCGAAACGAAGACGCTTCTGGAGCCTTACTTCGCGGATCTTCCTGGCCTCCAGATTCTTTCGCTCGATGAGGTAAGGGCGATGAATGAAGCTAAGGCGGATGCATACCGTCGCAACAGCGAGGGCGGCGATGGGGGCTCCGACAGGAAGTGAGATGCGATTCACGCCGCCACCCCCATCGCCAGCAGGTCGATGGTGTCCACCAGATCTCGCAGGTGGCGGCGGGCGCGGCGCAGCTGCGCGGCAATGACCTTCAGCTCAGTGTCGGCGAAGAAGGTCACCGCGTGCGTGTGCAGGGCGTTCTTGTGGTCGCGGCGGAACAGGCGGTAGGTGACCGCGCTGGTGTCGCGCGTCGGGATGCGGCTCCACGCGAAACCCTGCGTTTCCTTCGGGCGGCGGTACTGGAGGTGGCGGCTCATGCCTTCTTCTTCCGAGGCGTGGAACGCCCATCAATCCCGCCTTCGACGATCTGCCGGCGGCTGGTGGACTTCTTGTTGATCGGATCGTTGCCGAGCACCTGGACGTGACCGCCGTTGCGGCGGAACTCGGCGACGTCGGCGGCCAGCTTCTGGCGCTGCTCGTCCTTCTCGCGGGCGGACGATGTGTCGTACAGGCGCAGTGCGTGGATGTCGGTCATGCTGCGTACCTCAGCGGCACGCGGCTCACCGGCCCATGCCACAGGTTGAAGGTGTTGTTGATCCGGACCTGCGCGGCATCGACCGGTACCGGCCGCAGCGGCGTGCTCAGCCGGCGCATGTCGTTCAGGCACGGCGGGCAGCGATGCAACTTGCTGTTCCTGCCGCCGCTCTTGTAGATGGCCAGCGGCAGGCAGCGCCCGCATGATTTGCAGGTCCGGAGTTCCATCAGGCGGCCTTCTTCATGGCTGCGGCCTGGGCGACTTCCGACATGGCCTGGCACATTGCCTGGAACTGGGCCTCGTCGTACAGCTTCGCTGCGCCCTTCTCGGGCAGGGCGTTGAAGCCCAGCTTTGCCAGACCGTCGGCACTGATCGTCAGCGGCGCGATGCGGGCGTTGATGTCGCCCAGCTTGATCTTCACGACGGCGCGCGGCGTGGTGGCTGCAGCAGTTGCAGCGGCTGCGAGCACGGTGGACGGCGTACGCACCAGGCCAACCACCGGGCGTTGCTGCACCGGCTCTTCCACCGGCTCAGCCACGGCCACCGGTGCCGGCTGCTGCTGCGCGGCTGCCTGCTCCGCCTCCAGCTGCTTGCGGGCCTTGTCCGCCTCTTCCTGGCGGATCTTCTCGCGCTGCTGCTCCAGACGATCCTCTTCGGCCTTCTTGTGCTCGCTGATGCGGGCCGCGATGAGGTTGCGCAGATCCTCCGGCTGTTTGCTCGAGCACAGCTGCACCCGGTCCGGGAAGAGGGAGCTGTAGGTGCCTTCCTCCATTTCCAGCACGCGGATGTTGGCGCGGATCCGGTCGGCCGCCTGACTGGCAGTGATCTTCGCGTTGGTGGCCACCGAGTCGACGGCGTCCTGCATGCTGGCGAAGGAGCGCTTGCCCTTGATGGCGGCGGCGATGTCGGAGGCCAGGGTGCTCGGCATGGCGATGCCGTGCTGGCCCAGCGTCTCGTTGATGGCCTGGATGTGGTCCTGCACCACCACGCGCGCGGCATTGCCGATCTCGGTCTTCCGCTCGTCCTTCCGCTTCGTGACCAGCTTATCCAGCTCCAGGCGAATGCGGCGGGTTTCGGCGCTGACGTCGTCCATCGTCCGGAACACCGCGTCGATATCGGCGGTCTGGCCCAGAACCTGCTGCTTCGTGGCCTCGATGCGCTCTTCGACGCCCTTGCACCAGGTCACCGTCTTCTCGGCGTTGGCGAAGTCCTCGTCGGTCTGCAGATTGCGGTTGATGCTGCCCAGCACGCCCATGGCCTGGGCCTTGAAGGCCTCCATGTTCGATTCGGTCACCATGCCGGTGACTTGGATGCTCAGGGACGGCAACGTCTCTGGAGCGCGGCCAGTCGGCTGAGGTGCGGCGGCAGGTGCCGGAACGAACCCGGCCACGTCGGCCTCCAGCTGGGCCCAGCCCGTCACAATGCGGGAGCGCAGCTCAAGGTTCGGCGTGTACCAGCAGTGGCGCTCTTCGAGCAGCTCCCAGCTGCCGTCCACGCGCTTCCACTCGGAAGCCATGAACAGCACGCGCTCGCAGCCCTCGGCCACCATGCACTGGTGCTCCATCTGCACCTGGTACATCAGGGGAAGGTCGGTACCGGTGCAGCCGTCGAACATGGCCTCGCGCAGCGTCTCGTTCAGGCGCTTGTGCTCGAAGGCGGTGTCCTCCAGCAGGCTCAGGCCGTCAAAGCTGGCGGAGTACTTCCCGCTGACGCCGGTGACCGGGTACAGGTCTTCGCCGACGATCTGCTCCGCGATGACGCGCGCTTGGGCTTCGTATTCGTGGCCCGGGTCGATCACGTGCTCTTGCACGAAGTCGCTGAACTCGCGCGGCACGCCTGCCGCCAGTTCCTTCAGAAGGTCAGCGCGGCTGTGGTTGCTGGAGACGCCGAGCATGGCCGGCGCATCACTGGCGTTGAGGTGCTGTGCGCGGTGCTGGTGCCAAGATTCAGATCCTTGGACAAGGTCAATGGTAATCATGAAGCCCTCGCATATTCGTGGTAGTGGCGGCGGGAGGCCTTCAAGTACTCGCTCTCCGCCTGCTCAGGTGTGGAAAAGGTGCCAAGCAGGATCTGGACTCGATCCACGGTGATGCGTGCTTGGAACTTCCCACTGGGAAGCCTTCTGACACCCTTCGGGGTGTCCTTGTCGCGATCGCGAAGCCGGTTCGCCTGGTTCTGTGAGTTGGTAGCCAAGCGAAGGTTGCTGATGCGGTTGTCGAGTGGACAGCAGTTGCTGTGGTCGATGTCGAGATCCGGCCACTCGCCGTGCACGTAAAGCCATGCAAGGCGATGGCCTTTGTACTTCCGCCCATCGATCTTGATCAGGACATAGCCAGTGCTTATGCCCCCCGCCACATAGTCCTGGAGAGCAGGGTGCGTAGAAGGCGGTCTTCGCCAGTAGAAGAGCCCAGTGTCCGGCTCGTAGCGAAGGACCTCCTTCAAGCGCTGCTGCGTCACCGCATTCACGGCGCATTACCTCCGTTCTCTCCTGCGCCCGGTGCATCCCAGTCGATGGGGCCGTTATCGTCGGCGGAGGGATCCTTGGCGGTGGTCGGAGCAGCATTGCTGTCGGTGGTGGCCGCGTCCTCCACGTCTTCCACCGGTTCGAAGGCCTCGATGGCGATCATCTGCTCTTCGGTCAGCGTGCCCTTCGTCTTGACCATGTTGATGATCTGGCTGGCGGTCTTCTTGCCGGCGGCGATCAGTGCGCCCCACGCCGGCAGGTTCTCTTTGAACTTGTCGCTGGGGTACGGGGCAAGTTCGCGCTGCAGCTGCTGCTGGGCCGGCTCCTGCCGCACGGTGGAGACCTCGCCCTCAATCACGCGGCCTTCCATTTCCTCGGCGGTCGGCTGCGCGCCCACGGCTTCCGGGAACGCCTTGCGCAGAGCCAGCGCCTCGGCGCACTTTTCCAACTGGCCGAACGGGCGCTTCTTCCACATCGCGTTCGGTGCATCGCTGTCGCGCTTCGCAGTGGCGTAGCTTTCCAGCCAGTAGGCCTTGGCCGAGTAGCGCACCGGGTTGCCGTTGACCAAGCGATAGACCGCGACGCTGCACCATTCTGGGTAACGGACGTTCACGCCGCTCAGGTTGTCCTCAATGGTCGGCCCGAAGGTGGCTTCGTCCTGGCCCGCGTACTCGCCGGTGCGATGCGCCTTGGTGCGGTAAAGCTCGATGCCCGGCATGATCACGTCGCGCATTCCGGCCGGGCTGATGACACGATTGCCCTGCTTCTTCTCCGGTACCCACATCGGCACGATGTGCACCGGCTTGGTCATCGGGTCCAGGCTGCCGGCCCGGCAGTACGCCAGAACCATGTCGACCGACTCGTCGCTTGCGCCGGGGTACAGGCTCGTCTTCAGCGCAGTGCGGATGGCGTCGGCCTGTTCGGCGGTCATCAGTTCGCCGCCGCGCTGCTTCATGGGTGCGATGTTGCTCATTGATTGCTCCGGCCGGCAGCGCCGGCATGGTGGGTGTGTGGGACTGCGATCCATCCGGCTGCGGCCTCCCCGAGCTGCTTACGGGGTTGTTGCCCTGGACCGGGAGGGCAATCCCGGCAGGCCGCATGCGGATGGGTGCCGGTCTTTCCCGGCCGTCAGCGGCGTTGCATCCGCACCACTCGTTGACCCATGAGCTTTCGCTGGGGCGGGTTACGTCTCCCGCGCGGCCCGGCGCTGCAGCACCTCCGCCGTCTGGGTTCGGTCAGGCCGCCTGCTGCTGCTCGGCGACCTTGCGGTAGGGGTACCTGTCAGCGAAGTTCTTGATGTAGCCGCCGAAGTGCTTACCGATGGACTCGGCACCCTTCAGGGCTTCGAACTCTTCGGCGCTGAAGTTCTCGTAGAAGTAGAGCGAGCCCGGTCCACGGTTCTGCCCGTACCCGCTGGTGAAGCGGATGGCCAAGGTGTTGGTTTCCGGGTCGTGGCCGATGCTGTGGATCTGCGAGGACTTGACCTCGATGAGCTTGATATCGCTGGCAGACAGCGAGCGGCTGGTGCGGGTGTTCGACATTTTGTGCTCCTGGGCGGAAGGGAGAAGTGCCGGCTTACAGCTCCTGGCCGGCGCAGGTGCCTCGCGTGAGAGGGGAGGTCGCGCGAGGCCAGGGGATCAGGCAGCCAGGTCTTCCTGCTGCGGCGCGTCTTCGTTGGCCTTGCCGGGCTGCAGCGTCAGCACCACCGATTCACGGATCAGGGCTTCGGTCAGCTCTGCCACTTCCTCAGGCTCGACATTCGCGGAAGCCTTGAAGGTCAGCTCCACGCTGCCGCCTTCCTTCGGGGCGATGACGAACTTCTTGAGCTTCACGTCGACCAGAACGATGGGCTGCGTGGCATCCAGTTCGCCGTCGATCTGGAACTCGTAGCCCTTGAATTCGTGGCCGACCTTGATTGGTTCGAGACTCGGAATCTTGATCTCGGTCAGGTGGTCGCCGCCGATGGTCGGCAACTGCTGCTGCTCGCCGCTCTTGGCCTTGCGGAAGAGCGACTTGCGCAGTTCCTTGTCGAAGTGGTCCAGCACGGTGTTGCTGGTGCTGGTGACGAACGTGACGTCTACGGCCAGCGCTCGCTCGTCGCCGTGCCGTTCGATGCGCACGTTGACGTTGCTGAGAACGGCAGGATTCTTGTCCAGATGGAACATGGGGACCTCGGTCAGTAGTTGCGGGGCGGGAGCGCGTCACGGCCGGGCGTCGCACCGTTGTCCAGGTGCACGGGTGCGGCATCGGAGAGCTGCAGACGCTGGTCGTCGAACCATTCGCCGCCGCGCAGCTTTCCCTCGGCGTCGACAGGCGGCACCAGCAGGGTCTGGTTGCAGCCGGTGAGGTATTCGACGTGACCGACTGCGACGCCTTTGAAGCCGGTGATGCGGTCGGTGAAGGTGTTACCCAGAACAAGGGGAGTCATTTCGTGCCTCTCGGATAGGGCCGGCCGGGCCGGCAGTGGTTACTGCAGGTCTTCCGCCGGCTGGGCGGAGGTCGGGGAAAGCGGGGCAGGAGAGTCGCGCAGGGCGACCAGCGCAGCCTCGGCGCGCATCCACTCCAGAGTGGTGGCGTAAGCGCAGCCGGCCAGGACAGCCCGGATCAGCACCATTCCGTAGTAGCTGTCGTGCAGGAAGGCGAAGGCCGCGCCGCACAGCGCCAGGCCGCAAAGTGCGCCCCACAGCAGCACCGGCAGCAGGATCTGAGTGCGGCGGCTCACAGGAACACCCCGCCAACCACCACGGCCGCGATCACGCCGAGCACGAAGCCGACGATGCCGCCGTAGACGGCGAACTCGCGGGACATGGCGCGCGTTTCCACGCGAAGCATCTCCTCGAAGCTCATGCCAGCAGGCCCCCGTCGTTTCGCGCGGCCAGCGACAGGTCGGCTTTCATGTCGGCTACCGCCTTCGCGGCGCTCTTTTTGCCGGCCAGAACCTCCTTCTTCACTTCCGCTGATGCGCGGGCGGCGAGGTGGTCGGCGTAGCCCATGCGGCGGGCGATGATGTTGATCGCGGCGAACGCACCATCTGCGTGCTTACGCCGAGCCGGGATCACGAAGGGGAGGATGACGGCGCTCATGCCGCGCGCTCCAGGTCGGCGTCGCCGCGCTGGATGCCGTCGCCGGCCGGGGCAGAGTGTGGGTTGACCAGAGCACGCGTGGCGTCGATCAGTTCCTGCCGGGCGGCGCGGCGGCGCTGCAGTTCCAGTGAGGTCATCCCGTCGCGGTCGGAACGGGCATCGCGGCCGTTCGGGACGATGTCGATCGCGTCGCCCAGCATCTGCAGCTGGTGCCGGCGCGCGGCCTCCCAGGCCAGTTCGAGGTTGCCGCTGGTTGCCCAGTGAGCGGCGAAGTAGGCGGTGGCGCAGCCCGAGTCGGTCAGGCCTTGGTTGTACAGCTGGCCCCGCACGATGGGGGCGGCCTGGCGCTGGATGCGTACATCTTCAGCCCGGTGGGCCAAGAGAGGGGATTTCGTTGCGGGTTGGTCCATGACGTTCTCCGGCGGCCCGGCACGGTTGCTGGGCGACGGAGCAGAGTAAATCATCGTTTACTTCACGGAGTCAACAACAATTTACTTACCGGGCGCAGAAAACCCTGAACAGCTTTCGGGCCGTTCAGGGTGTGGGGTCAGAACGAGGGTTCGATAACCGGGAACTCTTCCGCAGCTGTGTACAGGCGATAGGTCTGTACAGCGCCGGGACGCACGAAGACCTCAGTGGACCGCCGACGGGCAGCGTTGGTCTTCTCGGTCTGCAGCGCGCCGCACAGGCCACGGCCCTGCACGGGTGTCGCGGTCAAAACGTGCCGTCCCTCAGACAGATCCACTGTCAGTCGCTCCGCCGGGTCAAGGTGGGCAGCCATAGCACCGTCAATCATGACGCCCAGGTAGCAACCGCTACCTATGAACCCTACGTCTCGCGTGATGGTGATGGTGCCGGTAGGGGAGGCCTGCTCGCCGATCTCAAAACGCCGTTCGGCTGGGACGTCCTTCACTTCATTGGGTGGTGCCTGCTTTGTCGGCATTACGCAGCCGGTCAGGCCAGCCAAAAGCACGGGCAGCAGAAGCTTCTTCATGTTGGTGGTTCTCGTCATCCGTAATAGGTCCGCAGCAGGCCAGCGTCATGGAAAGAGATACCCTCGCGCAGGCACTCTTCCGCCCTCTCCATGTCCTTGTGGAGTTGCAACAGGTCTTCGTAAGCAAGGCTTTCGATGTCCATCACCCCTCGGCAAGCCTGGTCAATGACGTGCTGTCCAGCTTCACCGCATCGGCGACGGATATTCCGAATCATGCGGCAATGCCAGTCACGCATGATCATGTCTTGGCCACGGGAACCATCAGCGAGCAGCTCATCTGGGTCCACTGGCTTGCCCGAGCGGACAAGCCGCAGGGTCGGGCGCTCTGGTTGATCTGCTCGAAGTTGGTCCGTTCTAGCCGCCAGCCGCTTTGCCAACTCTTCGAACTTCTTGTTGCTCACCCTTCGCCCCCCTGATGCGCTTAGAAAGTAGCTTGGTCAGGTCGAGGACATTGTCAGGCTCTGCTGACCCACCGAACTCTTCCACGACCATGTACGCGGTCTCGAGGAGGATCGGATCGTGCACCCATTCCGGTGGATCGTTCACCAACTCCAGGTAGTGCGTGAGCACATTTACCGCGGCTGCAATCTTGTCGAAGTCGGGTCGCGCAGGTTGAGACGAGTCGTCACGCGATCCTTTTCCCGTGATCAGCCACTCGGCGCTGACGCCGTAATGGCGAGCCCAGCGGAAGACCGGAAGAGCCCCAGGCTCTTTCGTGACCCCTTTCTCAATCTGGGACATCGACTGCTTCGTGGTTTCAGCAATGGCACCAGCCTGCTCAAGGGTGAGGCCCTTGTTCAGCCGCAGCTCTCTCAGTCGTTCGCCAATGCTCATGTCAACCATTGTTGACGGCAAGCGGTAAATAGTGGTTGACGTCATAAGGTAAACGGTGGTTTACTCGCGCCATGAACGAGCCGATCACCAAAGCGATGGCGAAGAAGGCCCTGGGATTTAGCCAGGACACTCAGCTTGCGAGCTTCTTCGGGACCTCCAAGCAGGCTGTAGGACGTTGGCCGGAGGACGACCCGCTGCCCGACGGTCGGCAGTGGCAGGCGCGCGCACTGCGGCCCGACCTGTTCGGGGACAGTCGCCAGCTTCCGGCCAACGATGAACCGGCCACCGGTGCCGCCGCATGACCCATTCCTTTGCCCCCGCCCAGCCGGCCCGTGCGTGTGGTGACCGCGGGTATTCGGCTGGGCGGGGCACCCGTTCCCTGAGTTGATCTTGTCCATGGCGCACATCCTGCGCCGCCGTCGCCGCCCCGTCTCCAATCGAGAAATCCGCCCATGAATGTCACCGACGCCGCCTACGACACCGTCCACGAATACCGTGGTGGCAGCGAAGCCCTAGCGCCCAGGATGGGTATGTCCGCCGCCACGCTGCGGGGCAAGGTCAACCCGAACACCGACCGCAACCTGCTCAGCCTGCAGGAAGCCGACACGTTGATGGCTCGGACCGGCGACTTCCGGATCCTGCACGCCCTGGCCGCCACGCACGGCTTCGTGCTGGACCGCGTCGAGGCCCCGAAGTCTGGTTCCATGATCAGCGCGCTGCTGACGGCTGCGCACGCCAAGGGCGACCTGTCGCAGCTGGTGGCCGATGCCATCGCAGACGGCAAGGTCACCCCGAATGAAGCTGACGAGATAGGCCGCGCCTGCGCTTCAGTGATGGCCGCGATCGCGCAGGTCGGCCAGCACGCTGACGCTGCAGCGGAGCGGGGCGGGGTATGAGCCTAGCTGGGCGCACATTGGCCTGGGTTAGGGCAACGAACTGGCGCGCCCGTGCTACAGCATGGGTGTCCGCCCAACGAGGGGGACACCCCATGAAAGCACGACCCGATGTTCTCCAGCAGCTGCAGTGCTGCCTGGACGTAATCGCCCGCAGCACCCCAATGACCGATGCAGAGCGGGCCGAGCACCGCTGCAGGTGTGCGGCTGAGCAGGCGAGGGCAGAGGCCCGCCGTGCCGCTGCGCCGGCTGACCTGCTGGATCAGGGGTTCGGCCATGCGTGACTACGCCAAGGTGGTGCCCACGTTCTGGACCGGTGAAACAGGAAAGGCGATCCGCAAAAGGGGGCCGGAAGGGGTGGTCGTGGCCCTGTACCTGATGTCTTCCCCGACTTCGAACATGCTGGGCTTGTACTACCAGCCGATTCTGTACATGGCTCATGAAACAGGATTGGGCATCGAAGGGGCATCGAAGGGGCTTCGTGACTGCATCGAAGAGGGGTTCTGCCTCTACGACGAGGTCACCGAGTTCGTGTGGGTGCAGGAAATGGCCTCCTTCCAGATTGGCAAGGGTTTGAAGGCTTCTGACAACCGCTGCGTGGGCATCCAGCGCGAGTACGACAGCCTCCCGGTGAACCCGTTCCTGGGCAGATTCTTCGACCGCTATCTGGAAGATTTCCACCTCAAGAATCGGCGTGGTCGTGGAGTCCCTTCGAACCCCCTTTCAAGCCAAGAGCAGGAACAGGAGCAGGAACAGGATCAGGAAACAACATCCTCGCTTCGCTCGGAGTCGTCCCCGCAGCTGGCGCTGACGGGCGACCCCTCGGCACCCGCCGACCTCAAGGCAAAACGGGCAGACCGCATCCGGCAGATCGCCGAGGACGCCCGGACTGCGTACAACGCAATCCTCGCCAAACCCCACGGGGAACTTTCCGCCTGCACTGTGCTGAACAAGCCACGCATCAAGGCCGTGGAGAAGGCGCTGCCGACCGTGCGCCAGCTGTGCCAGGCCATGTTCGGCAGCGAGCGGGTGACGCCGCAGTTCTGGCAGGCCTACTTCGAGACTGCGGCCGGTGACGACTTCCACGCCGGCCGGCAACAGGGCGGCCCTGGCCACGAAAACTGGAAACCCGACTTCGAGTACCTGCTTCGGGAGACGGTCATCGCCAAGCTGGCTGACCGCGCCGCGTCCGAGGCTGCGGCATGAGCGCGGTCCGTGGAGAGGTTGATCGGCTGGCGGGCCTGTATGGCGACCAGCAGGCACTGCGCCTGCCGCCGCACAGCGTGGACGCCGAGCAGGCGGTGCTGGGCGGCCTGATGATGCGCCAGAGCGCCTGGGACGAGGTCGCAGACGTGCTGAGCGCCGAGAGCTTCTACCGGCACGACCACCGGCTCATCTGGCAGGCCATCGAGGACGTGGTGAAGCGCGGACGGGAACCAGACCCGGTGACTATGGGCGAGTGGTTCGAAGCACGCGGCAAGCTGGACCTGGTGGGCGAGGGCACGTACCTGATCGAGCTCTACACCACGACCCCGTCGGCGGCCAACATCGTGGCCTACGCTGAGATCGTGGCCGAGAAGGCGAAGCTACGCGCCCTGATCGATGCCGGGCACGACCTGATCGACGCCGCCTACAGTCCGGAAGGGCGCAGCGCGCTGGACTTGGTCGGGCAGGCGCAGAGCCGCATCGGCGGCCTGCTGGATAACGAGCCTTGCGATCTGGAGCCAGTGGCACCGGTGATGGCGCGCGTCTACGACCAGCTGACCCGCGCGTCGGGGCTGCCCGGTGGCATCACCGGCCTGTCCACCAGCATGGAAGAGCTGGACAACCTGCTGGATGGCCTACAGCCAGGGCGGCTCTACGTGCTGGCTGCGCGCCCGAAGATGGGCAAGACGACGCTGGCGCAGAACATCGCCGAGCAGGTGGCGATGCGCGCTGGGCGCTCGGTTGCGTTCTTCAGCTTCGAAATGAAGCCGGAGGAACTGGGCAAGCGGATGCTGTGCAACCGGGCGGGGATCAGCGGCAGCAAGCTGCGCCGCGGCGACCTCGACGAAGTCGACTGGCAGAACGTGGCTGAGTGGACTCGTCGCATTGGCGAGGCCAGGATCCGGATCAGTCGGCCGCGCATCGCCAAGGTCCAGCATGTCTGCGCCCAGGTGCGTCGCATGAAGGCGCAGGATCCGGGCCTCGCCGTGGTTGTCATCGACTACCTGCAGTTGATGCACGTGCCCGGCGACAACCGCGCGTCAGGTATCGGCGACATCACCCGTGCGCTGAAGCTGCTGGCTAGCGAGATCGACGTGGCGGTGCTGCTGCTGAGCCAGCTCAACCGCGACGTGGAGAAGCGGGTAGGGGACAAGCGCCCCATCGTGGCTGACCTGCGCGACTCAGGTTCGATCGAGCAGGACGCGGACGCGGTGATCTTCATCTACCGCGACGAGATCTACCACAAGGACAGCCGCTGGGAGGGCACTGCCGAGCTGATCGTGGCCATCCAGCGTGACGGCGCGCCAGGCATGGCCCGGGTGCAGTACCAGCCGGAGTACTTCAGGTTCTCGACGCTGCCGGAGTACTGGCAGCCGAAGGAAAGCAGCGCGAGTGCACCGGCTGCAGGCAAAGCGCCCGCGAAGCGCAAAGGCCTAGCGGGGTTCCTCCCGCAGGCAGGAGAAGCCGCATGACCCTTACCGCAGCTGCAAAGAAGATCCGGGCGAAGCGCGCCCGCCGTCCCGTCTACCTGACGGTCAAGAAACTGGTCGATCCGGAAACGGGCGAACTGGTCGGTGCTCTGGTGCCTGAGCACGACGTCGACGCGCGCCTGCTCCGCGAGCGGAAGTTCCACACCGGGCGCTCTGTCCGCGCCGAGCTGAAGCAGCCGCGCGTGGAGTGGCAGCACCGGCTGATTCACAAGATTGGGCACCTGGTGGTGGACAACGTCGAGGGCTGGGAGCAACTGGACGCCCACGACGCCGTGAAGCGCCTGCAGCGCGAGTCTGGCACCTGCTGCGAAGAGATCGAGATCGACGTGCCCGGCGTCGGCCGGCTGATGGTGAAGCAGGCGGAAAGCCTGTCATTCGACGAAATGGAACAGGACCGGTTCCAGGTGCTGTTCGACGGGATCACCGAACACATTGGCCGGTGCTACGCGCACGTCATGCTCGATGACGTGCGTGCGGAGTTCTGGAATATGGCAGGGCATAACAGGAGGGCGGCGTGAAGTACTTACCCAGCGTTCCTCTTTCCAGGTCTACGCGAGTGTTCAAAATACCCTTCGATTCTGGATTGCGACTGCGACAAGCCTCTGAGAGCGTCCCACATCAGGTCGTAAAAGCTGCTCTTGTCGAAGATGACTTGCTCCGGCCCCACGCGGATGTAGCCAACCATTTGACGTGTTACCTGTTCGTATGTGAGGAGCTCGTTCGCTCGCGCCAGGTTGTAGATGGCTCGCTGTATGCCTTCGGCCGCGTCACCGAGCTCGTGAAGGCGACCTACTTCCTCCAAGATTTCACCTGGGACGGTCAAGGCATCCCTAGTGCAGTCCCCCAAGATGCACGAGTTTTCGCTCCTGTCTTCAACTTGATCATCGGGATGTTCCTTATCCCAGATCTTGTTGTTCTGATCGATCATCCGCTGAATGTGGGGAAGCAACTGAAGACCCAAGCTTCTGGCACGATTGTCCGCATCCTTCCGTTTTTCGGCTGCGCTAATTCTGTGCTGAGCTGCCGGGACAGCGACGGCGATCAAGATGCCAACGATGCTGCCGATGGCCTGAACCCAAGCCGGGAGATCGCTGCTGCTTTTGGATGCGTCCAGATTGCTTGGATGGTCGGCCAGCAGCGCCCACGCGAGGAGGGCTCCTGCACAGAAAGTCATGACAGCCACCACTCCCCAATCACGGCTGTCCGGTCCTTGCCCCATGGTCTACTCCGTCACTTAGCGGCGCTCACTCCGCGATGGGAGGAAGCATGAGGCGCGGCCGTTCCACCGGCAAGGCCAGCGTCGCTCAGCAGGCGCGGATGGACGCCATCACGGACATCGGCTGCATCGTCTGCGCCGCCCTCGGGCACGGCTTCATGCACTGCCAGGTGCACCACCTTCTGGTGGGCGGGAAGCACGGCCAGAAGCGGCGTGGCCACGACTACACCGTCGGCCTGTGCCCCTGGCATCACGTGGGCGAGCCCATGGCCGGGCTGAGCCATTCGGCCTGCGCTGACCGCTATGGCCCGAGCTATGCCCGTGAGCCCCGCAGGTTCCGGGAGGAGATCGGTACCGACGACTACCTGCTGGACCTGCAGAACACCCTGATCGAGCAACACATGGAGAAGACCTCATGGCGACCAGCCGCCTGACCATCGCAATCGACCCCGGCCTTAAGGGCGCGATCGCCGTGCTGGCCGACGGCTTCCCTACCGCAGTGCTGGACATGCCCACCATGGAGGTGGACGGCCGCACCGAGATCGACGCCCGGGCCATCGCCGTCTTCATCCGGGAGCAGCGCGCCGCGCACCCCGGCGCAGAGGTGCTGGCCTGCATCGAGCGGGTCCGCGCCATGCCGGCGCAGGGCCGGAAACAGGGCGCTCAGTCGTCCATGAACTTCGGGGACAACTACGGCAAGGCCAAGGCGGTGCTGGAGCTGCTCGGCATCCCGACCATCCGCGCGGAGCCGCTGAGCTGGAAGCGGCGATTCGGGCTGGTGGGGCAGGACAAGGACGCCAGCCGGCAGCTGGCGCTGAAGCGCTATCCGGCCGCTGCGCATCTGCTGACCAGGAAGAAGGACGACGGCCGGGCCGACGCGCTGCTGATTGCCCTGTGGGCAGATCACCAGATCGCCATGGGCAAGGCCGCATGACCCAGGACGTCGCCGAGATCCGGATGAAGAAGCGGTACCGGTCCTACCTCAAGAAGCACGGCCGCTGCGCGGTCTGCCAGTTCCGGGACCGGGGCGAGGACGGCTTCCACTGCAAGGGCTGGCCAGGCCGGCAGGGCACCTGTGACACCGACGGCAGACTGCCGGCGTTTCGATTTGATGCTGATGTACTGGAGGGAATGCGCGATGCGCAATGAAGACGAACTGACCAAGCAGCTGCGGAAGTGGGGCCATGCCCAGGTCAACAGGTTCGCCCTGAGCCGCGCCGACCGCAGTGTGCACGTGCTGGACAAGGTCCGGGACCACGCGCCTATGACCCGGGAGCGGGCCGCCCGCGACCTGGTGGCCAGGGACGGGGCCGAGCGTCGCCGGTTCATGGCTGCGCGTAGCGGGGTGCAGGGCATGGTCATGTTGCCGACGTGGGCGGTTGACCCGGTTCGGGCCTCCAACGACGCGGACCACCCCCACGACAACCCGGAGATTGCGGTCGACACCGGCACCCCGGACGAGCTGCGCTGGGTGGATAGGGCGCTGGCCTCCATGGGCCGGCAATATCCGTTGAGGGCGCTGATCGTGCGCACGGAGTTCACGGTATCGGCTAGCCAAGCGGTGAAGGCACGGATGGTGGCCGAGCAGTACGGCGGGAGCCTTACTCTGCGGCAGTATCGCTATGAACTGGGACGTGCATTAGACTTGGTTCGCGGCGCTGCTGCCGCCTGACGGAATGTTAGGAAATGGAAGTCATCGTCGCGGCGCTTGCCGCATTCATTGCGTTGTTGGCATGGCGCGCTCAACGCGTGCATAACCGGCTTTCTGTGAGTCCTTTCCCAACAGTTGGACTTACTCTCTTCGCTGATCGTTTGAAGATCACCGTGATGAACAACGGGATAGGGCCGATGCGTGTTATCAGCCTGCGCTTTGTAGATGAATCTGGCAGCTCTCTTCCGAATGTTCTTAAGCTCGTGTCTACGCGCGACGGGGTAGGCATTACGTTGATGGATGGAGCGGCGCTCGGCCCCAACCGGCGGCGAACGCTGTTCAAATTGAATGGACAAGCCGGCAAGAATGGCAGCGATGTGAAAGCCACTGCGGCTGAGCTGGCTCGCTACAAGATGGTGATCGAGTACACGGATGTTTACGGGACCAAGTTCGTTCCGTACTCGAGGGACTTGAAGTGGTTCACCGAAGACAGTTGACAGTAACGTAAGCAATCTGCATGATTCTGCCACTGTCAAGAATTGTCCCTGAAGCCCCGGCCATGCGTCGGGGCTTCTGCGTTTCCGGGACCCCGAACACCGATTGACCACCGTGCGACCAGGCCTGGTAGTTCCTCGCCGTGAGGCGACATGGGCCGGCACTATTTGGATCCTCCGGGCGGAGGGAGCTGGGACCATGACCCCGGCGGTGCCTATCCAGCGGTGGTAATCGGCCTTCTACGCCCGCAGCCCCCCGGACCAACCACGAACTGTCGAAGAGACCGGTCGAGGGGCGGGCACCTATCGACACCCAGCGGAGACACCATGGTGAGCACCGAATCAGTCGCGGCCGCCATGGGCGCGGGCAAGTACGCGCAGGCGCTGGAAGAGGCCTGCATCCGGTTTGGGATCGTCCCTGCGCTGGAGAAGTGCCATTTCCTGGCGCACACGTCGGTGGAGTCCCAGGGCTTCACCCGTATCCGCGAGAACCTTGGTTACAGCGCCCAGCGCCTGCTGGCGGTGTTCCCGGGCCGGAATGGGCTGAAGACGCTGGATCAGGCGAAGGCCATTGTCGCGAGAGGTCGCGACGGCATCGCAGAGGCAATCTACGGCGGTGCCTGGGGCGCGAAGAACCTCGGCAACACGCAGCCCGGTGATGGAGCCAAGTTCGCTGGACTCAGCCTGATCCACCTAACTGGGCGTGCCAACGTGACCGCCTACTCGCAGGCTAGGTACGGCGGCGACCGGGTGGTGCGCGACCCGTCCATGCTGGAGCGACTGCCCGATGCGGCCCTGGCCGCCGGTTGGTACTGGCAGTGGCGCGACTGCGGGGAGCCGGCACGCCGCGACGACCTCGAGGGCAGCACCAGGAAGGTCAACGGTGGCCTGAACGGCCTCGCGGAGCGGCGCGTGGCGCTGGCCCAGGCCAAGAAGCTGTTCCGCATCGCATGACCGGGTCGAAGAAAAAGGCCCCGAAGCTGTCGCCGATCAGCCAGCTGCAGGGCGTACTGCTGGTGCTGGACAACCGCAGCGGCAGGCCGACGGCCGAGATGCTGGCCAACGTGCGGGAAATGGTGGGTGACGCCCTGGCCGTGATGCAGGAGCCGGATCCCACGAAGCAGAAGATCGCCTTCGTGCTCCTGGCGATCCAGCAGTCCACCGAGGTGGTGGTGCGGGTGGTCCGCAACAAAGAGCTGACCCGAGTCACCGTCATCGACCAGCCGCTGTACCACTGGGCGCTCCGGGAGATCCACGCACTGGCAGGTGCCGCATGACCTTCGCAACCCGAAACATCGGCGCAGCACGTGTGGGCATCGCTGTCCTGGTGCTGACCATGCTCGGCTTGGCTATGGCGGCCCTGGTGTCGGTCGCGATCCCTGCAGAGAACAAGGACGCCTTCAGCCAGCTTGTCGGCGGTTTGAACAACGCCACCGGCATGGTCATCGGCTACTTCTTCGGTATGGCCCGTCGCGGGTCGGGAGCCTGATATGCGCCATCTGTTCTACGTCACCCAGGAAGAGGCGGTCGAGGCCGGCATGACCCATGAGGGCAAGCTGTTCGGTGTTCCTGCCTGGCTCCGCGTCGATAGCGACGAGCAGGTGACCGGCACCCCGAAGGTGCCGGTGCTGCACGTCTGGTGCTGGATCGCCGATATGGCCATGGAACTGAAGGCCTGCTTCTTCTACGAGGACGAGGTGATCGAGTCGCCCATCAGCATCGGCCGGCGGCTCGGTGCCGAATGAACGCCACCGCCATCAAGATCGCGCTTTTCGTCGGCTGGTCTGCAGCTGCTTTCGGTGCCGGCTGGGCCTGGCGCGGCGACCGCGCCGAGGGGAAGGAAGCCCGGCAGGAGGCCAGCGCCAGTGCCGCCCAGGTACAGCAGGTCAACGAGGTGCGCGCCACCGAGCATTCCCAGGCCGACACGCTGGCCGCCATTGGAGCGAAGCATGAAGAAGACCGGGCTGCGGCCGAGGCCGTCCCTGATGCTGTTGTGGCTGACCTGCGTGCTGGCAATCTCCGGCTGCGGGACGACCTCGCGACTTGCAACACCTCCCGCCTATCCGAAGCTGTCGCCGGCACCGTCGAACGTGATGCGGGTGCCCAACTACGAGACGAGATCGCGGGCGCTCTTGTTCAAATCGGGCGCGACGCCGACAACCACGTCCTCGCCTGCCAAGCCGTCGTCGCCGCAGATCGGGCCGAGGTGAGGCCCTGACCGCCCGCTGGTCACGGGTATCTGTCGGCGGCCTATTGGGCTACTTCCTGCGGCGATGGTTGCGGCGCGCCTCTATGTAGTTAGCCAGTGCAAGCAGTAGGCCAGCCGCTGCCGTGATGAACTCTGGACTGATAGTTAAAACCATGGGTGTAGCGTCTCCTTGGGGCTGTTATGTCGTACGTGTACCAAAACTCCATGGGCGGCCACGCCGGGGGTCACCGCGCCGCGCCCACCTGCGCATCGTCTGTTGGTCTGGGCCGGCGTTCCACTTGCAGAACTTCCGCGTCCCCAATCTGTACTCGGGAGAACCACATGAGCCTGTCCGACCGCCTGCGCCGCCTCGAGCAGCAGCAGGAAGAGCAGCGACTGGCCACCGCACGGGTGGAGGAGAAGCTGGACGCTCTGCTGGGTGCCTTGGCAGAAGAGGGCGAGGAAGAGCAGGACCAGCCGGCCAGGGATCTGGACGGCGGCTTCATCCCCGGTGAGCGGGACCAGTCGCAGAGCCTGGGCTGATGGCCCGCATCACCACGCTCGCCCCGCGCATCGCCTGCGCACCCAGCAGGTTGAAGCCCACCGCACCGGTGGTGCCCACGTATGGGAAGGGGAGAGGTGGCCGCCCCTGGCGGCGGAAGAGGGACGCTGTGCTGCTGAGGGACAAGTATCTGTGCCAGTGCGAGGACTGCCAGGCCGGTGGCCGGCTTCCCCTGCTGGCAGACGAGGTGGACCACATCGTGCCTGTGGCAGAGGGCGGCACGGACGACGAGTCGAACCTGCGAGCCATCAACCACGGCTGCCACAAGCTGAAGACGCAGGCAGAAGCGCGACGTGGAGCAGCACGGCGCTGAACGTGGAACATGAAAGCCGGCCGTGAAACCTGAACGAAAAACGTGAAACCTGAACGTGAAACCTGAACGGGGCCCGGGGGGGTGTGAAAAATTTTCAGACCTTCGACCTCGGACACCCGCCGCCCACTCATTCAGAGGTTTTTTTCTCAGCCGGAATTTCAGGCTGAAGGCCATTTATGCGCAAAAACACGAAACCGGGTCGGCCGGCGTTCAAGGCGACCGCCGTGCAGCGCCGCATGGTCACGAACGCGGCGGCCAGCGGCATGTCGCACGAAGAGATTTCCATTGCGCTCGGGGTGTCCCGGAACACGCTGGAGAAGCACTTCGAGAAGGAGCTTTCCACCCAGGCGCTCAAGCGCCGGATGGAGGTGATGGACGCCATGGCGAGGACGGCACTTAAGGGCAACGTGGCAGCCCAGAAGGCGTTCCTTGCCAACGTGCCCACGTTGAGTGCGCCCCCGGTTCCGAAGGAGAAGCCGATGGGTAAGAAGGAGCAGGCCAACGTCGACGCCGTGGGTGCCGAGGCTGGCACCGGCTGGGATGGCCTGTTGAACAACAACGTGACGCCGATCCGCAGCGCGGCGGGGAAGTAAGTGGGCTGGGATCTCTCCTGCCGCGACTGGTGGGAGAAGCTGCAGGCCGGCCAATTGCCGGTTGCTGACCTGCCTTTGTGGACCCCGCAGGCGGAGCGGGCAGCGGCTATCCTCGGGCGGCTTCGCCTGGCTGACGTGCCGGGTACGCCGACGGTAGCGGAGGCCGGGGGCGAGTGGTTCCAGGACGTCACCCGCAACATGTTCGGTTCCCTCAACCCGGAGAATGGCCAGCGCGAGATTCGCGACCTGTTCGCCCTGGTGCCGAAGAAGAACGCCAAGACCACTTTCGGTGCCTTGGGCATGGTTACCGCGACGCTGCTGAACCAGCGCCCGCGTGCGACGTTCCTGATGACAGCGCCGGTGCAGGACACCGCGCAGCTGGCGTTCGACGCTGCTGCAGGCGCGATCGAACTGGATCCGGTTCTGGATGCCAAGTTCCACATCCGGCACCACCTGAAGACGATCATCCACCGGGAGACGAAAGCCTCCCTGGAGATCATGACGTTTGACCCGTCCGTGCTCACCGGTGTGAAGGTGTCCGGCGGTGCGTTGATCGACGAGCTGCACGTGTGCGCCAAGAAAGCCAAGGCCGCCCAGGCGCTGCGCCAGATCCGAGGCGGCATGGTGCCGTACCCGGAAGCGTTCCTCTGGTTCATCACGACCCAGAGCGACGAGCAACCGGTGGGTGTATTCGCCGACGAGCTGCAGAAGGCGCGGGATATCCGCGACGGCAAGCGCGTCGGCAAGATGCTTCCAGTGCTGTTCGAGTTCCCGCAGGAGGTGCAGGAATCGAAGGACCAGCAGTGGAGGGATCCGGCGCTGTGGCCGCTGCTGAACCCGAACATCGGCCGGGCCATGACGCTGGAGCGCATGGTCGAAGAGTTCGATGACGCAGAGGGAACCAGCGAGGCGGAGCTGCGCAGCTGGGCTTCGCAGCACCTCAACGTGCAGATCGGCGTCGCACTGCACCAGGGCAGCTGGGCCGGCGCTGAGTTCTGGGAGGCGCAGGCGGACAAGGGGCTCACTCTGGAGGCGATGATCCGCCGGTGTGATGCGATCACCGTGGGCATCGACGGCGGTGGACTGGACGACCTGCTGGGCCTGTCTTTCTGCGGCCGGGACAAGCACACGAAGCGGAAGCTGCTGCTGAGCTGGGCCTTCGCTCATCCGAAGGCACTGAAGCGGCGCAAGAGCGAGGAATCCCGCTACACGGACTTCATCGCTGACGGGCACCTGATGGTTGGCAGTGAGGCGGAGGAAGGCGCGACCGACCTGCGCGACATGGCCAAGATGGTCAAGAAGGTCGAAAAGGCCAGGCTCCTGGCTGGCATTGGCGTCGATCCTTCCGGGCTCGGCACCGTGCTGGACGCCTTGGCCACGGAGAAGATCGACGCGGACCTGATCACCGGTATCCGCCAAGGCTGGCAGCTGACTGGCACCTGCAAGGTTTTCGAACGCTGGCTGGCCGATGGGCTGCTGACGCACGACGGCTCGCGGCTGATGGACTGGTGCGTGGGCAATGCCAAGGTCGAGGCATCCAAGAACGCGCTGTACGTGACCAAGGCGGCCAGTGGCGTCGGGAAGATCGACCCGCTGATGGCTGCCATGAACGCTGTCGAGTTGATGTCCCGCAACCCCGAGCCGCAGAACAAGAAACTCGTCCTCATGACCCTGGGTGGAGCCTGATGAACATCGAGAACCGCGCCTACAGCGTGTTGGAGGTCAAGTCCTACGACGACGACCAGCAGATCATTACCGGCTGGGCGACCACGCCGGAGCCTGACCGCTACGGCGACATCGTAGAACCGCTGGGCGCGAAGTTCGCAGCCGAACTGCCGCTGCTCTGGCAGCACCGCCACGACAGCCCGGTCGGCATCGTGAAATTCGGCAAGCCGACGGCGAAGGGCATCCCCTTTACCGCGACCGTCGCCAAGATCACCACTCCCGGCGCGCTGAAGGATCTGTGCGACCTCGCCTGGCAGTCGGTGAAGGAACAGCTGGTGCGCGGCGTCTCCATCGGCTTCCGCGCGCTGGAATACAGCTACATGGAGGGCGGCGGCATCCGCTTCACGGAGGTCGAGATCTTCGAGCTCTCCCTGGTCACCATCCCGGCTAATGCCGCGGCGACCATCCAGACCATCAAGGCCATGGACACCACCGGCATCCGTCGGTCGGTGAACTATGGCGTTCCCCTCATCCAGCGCCAGGCGGAGAAGGTCGAAAGGCCTGCCGGCGGCGCGGTGAAGTTGCTGCACTGAAGCACCGGGCCACGCGGCCCTGCGGGGTGGAACCCGCTTCCCACTTATGCAGGCACTGCCCGGCGTGGAACCCGGGTCGAACGGCTGCGCCACAAGGAAATCCGAATGAACATCGCAGAACAGCTGGAAAAGCTCCGCGCCACCCGTGTCGAGCTGGAGAAGAAGCTGAACACCGTCGTCGAGAAGTCGATGGGTGAAGGCCGGTCGATGAACACCGGTGAGCAGGAAGAGTTCGACTCGGTCAAGGACCAGATCAAGGCCCTGGACGGCGACATCGAGCGCTTTGAGCAGCTGCTGGCGATCCAGGCGCGCTCGGCCGTACCGGTTGCGCCCATTGCCGCGGATAACGCGCAGCAGCCGGCGGGTACCGTCGTGCACCAGCGCGGCGCAATTCAGGTGCGTTCGGCCGAGAAGCTCGAACCGGGCATCATGTTCGCCCGTCACGCAATGTGCGTGTTCGCGGCGCGCGGAAACATGCGCGAGGCGTCGTACATCGCAAAGGAACGCTTCGGCGTCGAAAGCGCGATCGCGAAGGCCCTGGCCTTCTGCGGCTCGCAGAAGATGGAATCCATTTTGCAGGCGAATGTCACCAAGGCGGCCGTAGATGCCGCCACCACCACCGATGCGACCTGGGCTGCCCCGCTGGTGGCGTACAACCAGTACACCGCAGACTTCGTCGAGTTCCTGCGGCCCCGGACCATCGTTGGTCGCTTCGGTCAGGGCGGTATCCCGTCGCTGCGCCGTATCCCGTTCAACGTGCACATCCGCGGCGCGACCTCGGGCGGCACCGGTTACTGGGTGGGGCAGGGCAAGCCGAAGCCGGTGACCGCATTCGGCTTCAACGACGTCTACCACGGCTGGTTCAAGGTGGCCGGCATCACCGTCGCGACCGATGAGCTGATCCGCTTCAGCGACCCGGCTGCGGAAACCCTGTTCCGCGACATGCTGGTCGACGCCTTGGTCGAGCGCATGGACACCGACTTCATCGACCCGGCTTTTGCAGGCGTGGCGAACGTCGCCCCGGCGTCCATCACCAACGGTGTCACTGCCATCCCCTCGTCGGGTAACACCGCGGCGGATATCCGTGCTGACCTGAACGCGCTGTGGGCGGCGTCGGATGAAGCCAACCACGTGTTCACCACGCCGGTTTACATCATGCGTGCCTCCACCGCACGTTCCGCGTCCTCGCTGGTCAATCCGTTGGGCCAGAAGGAGTTCCCGGACCTGACCCCGCAGGGTGGTTCGATCGATGGTGTGCCGGTGATCGTGTCCAACTACGTGCCGGCGGATTCGGACGGCAGCTACGTGGTGCTGGTGGATGCCAGCAACATCTATCTGTCCGATGACGGCCAGGCCACGGTGGACTTCAGCAACGAGGCGTCCATCCAGATGATGGACAACCCGACGAACGCGAGTGAGCCGGCCACCGCAACGTCGCTGGTGTCGATGTTCCAGACCGACAGCACCGCGATTCGCGCCCACCGCTTCATCAACTGGTCGCGTCGTCGCCAGACGGCGGTTGCGGTCCTGTCCGGCGTGAACTGGGGTAACTAACCGGTGCAGGGGAGGGCCAGCCGGCTCTCCCCGATTCCAGGAGATCGAAAAATGAAGACCATCGTGATTGTGAATGGAAAGCCCGTAGAGGTTCCTTCGTTCCATGCTGATCGCCTCATCCGAAACGGTAAGGCGCAGCTGCCGAAGAAGAAGGCTTCTGGCAGTCCACCAGCAGAAGAACAACCTGCTGCAGCTGAGCCTCCGGCAGTTCCGCCTGCTCCGGAGCCGGTCGAACAAGTTGATTCAGCACAGCCGGAGAAGCTGGCAGATCCGGTGGAGCCGGTGGAGGTGGTAGAGCCGGTAGAGGCGAATGCGGCCGGCGATGCAACCCAGGACGCGGCCCCGCCAGCGAAGGAATCGTCCACGCGGCGTGGTTACAGCCGCCGTGACATGAAGGCAAAGGACTGACATGCGCATTTTCGGGCTGGAAGTTACGCTGGCGAAGAAGGCACTGACTCCAGTCCCGAAGCGCGGCGGCTGGCGCTCTCTCATACGCGAGCCGTTCTCTGGGGCATGGCAGCGGGACATGGAGGAAGAGCACGGAACCGTGCTCTGCTACCCCACGCTGTACGCGTGCCTCAACCGAATCGCCTCAGACATCGGCAAGCTGCCGTTCGTCCTGAAGACCAGGGACGAGAACGGCATCTGGCGCGTCGAGACGAAGAACACCTCGTATTGGCCGGTACTGCGTAAGCCCAACGGCTACCAGATCGCCCAGCAGTTTCGCGCGGTCTGGATGCTGTCGAAGCTGATCCAGGGCAACACCTACGTGCTGAAGGGTCGCGACGAGCGCCGCGTTGTGAACCGGCTGTGGGTGCTGGATCCCTGCAGCGTGCAGCCGATGGTTTCCGAAGGCGGCGAGGTGTTCTACCAGATCAACTACAGCACCGGTTCGAACCTGCTGCCGGAGAACTACCCTGGCACCCAGCTGATCGTGCCGTCCAGCGAGATCATCCATGACCGGATGAACTGCTTCCACCACCAGCTGATCGGCGTGCCGCCGCTGTGCGCTGCTCACTGGCCGGCGGTGAAGAACCTGAAAATCCTGAAGGACTCGACCACCTTCTTCTCCAATGGTGCGAGCCCGGGCGGCATCCTGACAGCACCGGCTGGCATGTCCGATGAGGACGCCCAGTTGGTCAAGGACTACTGGAACACGGAATTCCAGGGCGCGAAGGCCGGCAACGTGGCTGTCGTCGGCGCTGACATGAAGTTCACCCCATTCGCCTTCAAGGCTGCCGATTCGCAGCTGGTCGAGCAGATGCGGTACTCCGACGAGCAGGTGTGCCAACCGTTCGGCATTCCGCCCTTCAAAATCGGCATCGGGTCCATTCCGGCCGGCATGAAGGTCGACGACATCAACCAGCTGTACTACTCGGATGCGCTGCAGGCGCACATCGAGGGAATGGAAGAACTGCTCGACGAAGGACTGGGAATCTCGCTGCCGATGGGAGTGGAACTCGATCTGGAACCGCTGCTGCGGATGGACGTTGGCAAACAGGCCGAGGTGCACACGAAGCTGACTGCCGGCGCGATCGAAACCCCGAACGAAGGCCGGCTCGCCTTCAACCTACCGCCGCTGGAGGGTGGCGACACCGTCTACATGCAGCAGCAGGACTTCCCGCTGGACCAGGTCAGGAAGAACGAGATCAATGCCGCACCGGCACCGGTTGAAACCCCGGCACCGGCAGAGGACGACCCTGACGACAGCGAGGAACTGAAAGCGCTGCAGCAGGAGAACTTCATGTTTAAGGCCCTCGAGGCCGCCCGAGCCGAGGTGTTCCGCAATGAGTGACCCAATGGACTTCGGCAAGATGATCGGCGGCCTGATCCGCGAGGCTCTCGCCCCGATCCTAAAGCGTCTGACGCAGCTGGAAGAGCGGGAGATTCCGGCTGGCCAGCCTGGCCGTGACGCGGATCCGGAGATGGTCGCCGAGCAGGTGCGTGCCGCCATCGCGGTGCTGCCCGCACCGGCCGCAGGGAAGGACGCCGACCCGGTGTCCGACGAGCAGATCGCCGCCCAGGTTGCGAAACATCTGGAAGCCAACCCGGTGAAGGCGGGCCGTGACGCAGATCAGGTCGATGTCGAGGCGCTGGCCGACCTGGTGGTGGCGAAGCTCCTGGCGTCTGACCGGCTGGAAACGCTGCTGGACGTGGGCACCACCGCGGCAGTGGAGAAGTACTTCGCCCAACATCCGGTGCGTGACGGGAAGGACGCGGATCCAGTGGCCATTGCGGGCATGGTGAAAGAGGCCGTGGCCGCGCTACCTGCTCCGGAAAATGGAAAGGACGCCGACCCGGTGACGGAGCAGCAGCTGGCCGAGGTGGTGGCCAAGCACCTGGCCGCGAACCCGCCGCAGGCCGGCGCTGACGGCGTTGGCCTGGCCGGGGCGATGATTGACCGTGCTGGCGAGCTGGTGATCACCACCACAAAGGGTGAGGCGATCCGCCTGGGGGTGGTGGTGGGCAAGGACGGCAATGATGGCATCAGCTTCGAAACCGCCTCTGGTGAGTACGACAGCGAGCGCGGCTTCGTAATCACGCTGGGCTCTGGCGAGCGCCGGAAGGAACTGGTGCTGCCGTACATGGTCCACCGCGGCTTCTGGCGTGAGGGCCTGGGTATGAAGTCCGGCCAGTCCATCACCCACGATGGCGCGCTGTGGATCGCAAAGCGCGACAACGCCTCAAAGCCCTGCCTTGAGAACGATCAGGACTGGGCGCTGGGCGCACGGAAGGGCCGTGACGGGAAGGACGGCAAGTCGGTGCGGCTGCCGCAGCAGCCCGTGCAGCTGGGCGGCGGCCATGCGTGATTTCGTCACGGTTGAGCAGGCCCGCCAGCAGCTGCGCATCGACGGCGATGCTGATGACGCCTGGCTGGTCATCTGGATCCCGGCCGTGTCGGGTGCGGTCGCTGGCTGGCTGAAGGATCGCTGGCGGCCGTACCAGCTGCAGCTGGACTCCAACGGAGATCCGCTGCGGGACAGTGACGGCGACCTGGTGCTGCTGGTCGACAGTAATGGCGACCCCATCGCCCAGCCGGCCGTGATCGGCGCGACGCTGGTAGAACTGGCCTCCCAGTACCGGTACCGGGAAGGCGAGGGCGACAACACGGTTCCTGCAGACGCCGGCCACGGCTACGTCCTGTCGCGCGCGGCCACCGCGCTGCTGGCACCTCTTCGTCGATCGACGGTGGTCTGATGAGCAACGTAGCTGCAGGCGAGCTGCGCCACAGGGTGCGGATACAGGAGCAGGTGACGGCCCGCGACAGCGATGGTGTGTCCCAGACCAGTTGGGTGGATGTGGCCACGGTGTGGGCATCGGTAGAGCCGCTGTCGGCCAGGGAGTTCATCCAGTCTGGCCAGGGGCAGTCGGCGGTGACGGCGCGCGTCACCATCCGGCACCGCGCCGGGCTGTTGCCGACCATGCGCTTGGTCCACCGGGGGCTGGTCTACAACATCGCAGGCCTGCTGCCGGACAAGGCTTCGGGTTTGGAGTACATCACCATCCCGGTGTCGGCAGGGGTCAACGAAGGCCAATGATCGAGGTTGATCTGCTGGGACCAGGTCCGAGCGCGTCGGCTGGACTGGCCGAGCGCTTGCGCGGACGGCGGGTCGGTGTGGTGAGCAACGCGCATGAACTGGCACCGTGGGCTGAGTTCCTGGCCGCCAACGACCGGCAGTGGTGGGACAAGTACCCAGCCGCGCGGCAGTTCGCTGGTGCGAAGTACAGCAGCCACCGCATCGGCGGGGTGAACCTGCTGGCCGGCGCGGCGACGAACTGGAACAGCGGCGTGCTGGCGCTGGCCGTGGCCGTGCACCTCGGCGCACGGCTGATCCGGCTGCACGGGTTCGATATGCACGGCACCCACTTCTTCGGGCCATACGCGAATGGGCTGGCCAACACAGCGCCGCCCCGGCGCGAGGTCCACAAACGACAGTTCGAGCTGTGGGCGCAGATGCACCCGCAGGTGGTGGTGCTGAACTGCACCGCAGGTTCCGCGCTTCAATGCTTTCCCTTCGAGATCGAGCAATGCTGACCCTTCTGACCGCAACTGGTGCACGGCCTGCCGCCTGGGCGCTGTGCGAGCGCTGGATGGCCAGGCAGGACTACGCCGGGCCGGTCCGTTGGATCATCGTGGACGATGGGTCTGAGCCGCAGCCGGTGACCTTCCAGCGGGAAGACTGGCAGCTGGTGCTGGTTCGCCCCACGCCGAATTGGTCTGTTGGCCAGAACACCCAGGCTCGCAACCTGCTGAAGGGGCTGTCTGCGGTGGATGCCAATGATCAGCTGGTGATCATCGAGGACGACGACTGGTACTCGCCGGACTGGCTATCCACCGTTGCCCGGGAGCTAGAACACGCGGAACTGGTCGGCGAGCGGCTGGCGCGCTACTACAACGTACAGCAGCGCTGCGGGAGGCAGCTTTCCAACACCAGTCACGCCAGCCTGTGCAGCACCGCGATGCGTGGCTCGGCGCTGCAGACCTTTGCCGAGGCCTGCCGCTCACGACCGCAGTTCATTGATCTGGAGCTGTGGCGTAGCGCGAAGACCCGGCATCTGTTCGACGGTCACCGCGTCGTCGGTATCAAGGGCCTACCCGGACGGGGCGGTATCGGCATGGGGCATGCGCCGGGTTTCAAGGGGCGGCCAGATCCGAGCGGTGAGCTGCTGGAAATGTGGGTAGGACCTGACGCGGCGGCGTACCTGTGAAAGTCGAGTTCAAGATCACCGGGATCGACGGCGTGCTCAGCACGCTGCAGTCCCTGCCGGCAGAGGTCGTGAGCAAGCGCGGTGGGCCTGTGAAGGCGTCTCTGGCCAAGGGGGCTCGGGCGCTCCGGGACCGAGCGAAGGAGAACTTCAGGCGCTCGGTCGCAGCCAATGGCGCGGCAAGCACCGACACCACCGTGAACCACATCATTTCCAGCCGCGGTAAGGCTCCGACCGGAACGAATGGCGAGCGCTACCTGGTGCGCGTGAAGCGCAAGGCCTTCATCAACGCCAGGGGCACCGCCACCAGCACGCGGAAGGCAGCGCAGCTGATGGAGTACGGATCATCAACTCAGCCGGCCTATCCCTGGCTCCGACCGGCGGTCACCCGGTACGGGACGCAGATCATCGACATCGTCACTGAGGACCTGCTTAAGCGGCTGGACCAGCTCACGAAGCGCCTCGGCGCGCAGAACCGGGGGAAGGGCTGATGTTCCCGAAGGTGTACAGAACCATCCACACGGAAGCGGTAGCGGCCATCGTCGACGACCGAATCGGCCGGCACGGCGATATCGCGGCAACGGAGCGACGGCCCTACATCACATGGCAGATCGTCACGGGCCAGCCCTACGACAACCTCAGCAGCGGGCCTGGCGGTGACTTCACGACGGTGCAGATCGACTGCTACCACGCCAACGACGGTGACGCGGAGAAGCTGGCCCTGGCCATTCGGGCGGCGCTGGACGGAGCGCTGATCTGCAACCGGGTAGTGGTCAACAACCGCGACCCCGACACGAAGCTCTACCGGGTCGGCATGGAAGCCGACTTCATCGACCAGCGCTGAGCCGCTGGCAACCACCACCAGCCGCCGCAAGGCGGTTTCTTTTTGACCAGAGGACTTTGCAATGACCGAGGGCGTCATCAAAACCCAGGGGTCCGAGCTCTTCACCGTGGACAAGCTGAGTTCCAGCGTCGCCTCGGTCCTGAAGTTCGAGTGCCCGACTGGCATCACCGGCCTGGGCGGCGCAGCCGACCAGATTGAATCCACGTGCCTGGACACCGTGGGCGACAAGGAATACGAAGGCGGTTTGGGCAATCCCGGGCAGGTCAGCGTGCCCTTCAACTTCATCCCGCGAAGCGGATCGCACCAGATCCTGTTCGAACTGAAGGAATCGCGCGAGGTGATCCCCTGGCTGATCGGCCTGAGCGACGGCACCGCCGTGCCCACGCTGGATACCGAAGACGAGCTGGTTGCGCCGGCATCGCCCGCGCGTACGTCGATCGCGTTCCGCGGCTATGTCTCCGACCTGAACATCGACATCGCCACCAACGAGATCGTGCGCGGAACGCTGACGATCCAGCGGAGCGGCAGCGTCATTCCCTATTGGAACGGGCCGTACACGGCCTGACGGCTTCTACGACAACCTTCGGGGTGTCCGGCTCTGCGCGCCCAGCCGTCGCGTACCCGGCCCCCACCTTCTGAGAACGGCTGATGGACAAGAGCAGAATTCTGACGAGCAATGCCCCGGTGGCCCGCGAGGTCACCTTCAGCGACGGCACCACCGAGACCGTCCATTTCAAACAGGTCAGCGCCGGCCAGGTCCGCCGCTGGCGTGCCGCAGAAGCGTCCAGCGACGAGGACGAGCGGTGCTTCTCGATGCAGCGCCTGGTGGCGGCCAGCCTGTGCGATGCCGATGGCAAACCGGTGATTACGGAAGCGGAGTCCGCAAACCTCACCCCCACCGGTCTGACCGACCTGTTCCCCCATGTCGTCGCGGTGGCCGGCATCGGCGCTGACCAAAAAAAATCCTTGCCGAGCGCGGACGCGAGTACTTCAGCTGCATCCTAGGCCTCGCGCTCGGCAAGACCCTCGGGGAGATCGACGATCTTCCCGAGCCAGAGTTCCAGCGCTGGCTCGCGTTCTACGAGCTGTATCCCTTCGACGACCTGCACCGCTACCACCGGCCGGCCGCCCTGATCGGTGCCAGCTTCGGCGGGTCGATCCAGAAGAACCTCGAGTACCTGCAGCCAGTCCCGGTTGCCCACAAATTCCCCGATGCCGACCTGCGAACTCTCGCAGCCTTCGGCCTGAAACCACCCAGAGGCTGATCTGATGGCAACTGCCGGATCCATCGTCGTCGACCTGTTGTTGAAAACCGGGTCGTTCGTGACGGACGCCCAGCGCGCCGAAAAGCAGATGAAGTCCATGGAGCGGACTGCCTCTGGTGTTGGTAAGGGGATCGTCGCCGGCTTCACTGCCATCGGCAGTGTGGTGGGCGGTGCCATCGCGGCCATTGCAAGTTTCGATGCCGCCCTCACTGGCCTGACCACCGCGATCAACGCCGCTGACCGCCTGGACGAGCTTTCCGCTCGCTTCAGTATCTCTACGGAGACGCTGGCAGGTTGGGGCTATGCGGCAAAGATGACCGGCAATGACCTGGAGGCGCTGGTCGGCGTCATCCCGAAGTTCTCCAAGAACATCGCCGACGCCTCGAAGGCCGGCAGTGAAGCCGACAAGACCTTCAAGGCGCTCGGGATCTCGGTCAAGGACCAGGCCGGCAACCTCCGCAGCTTCGAAGACCTGCTGCCAGAGGTGCAGAACCGCTTCGCCGGTATCAGCAATGAAACGACGAAGACTGCGCTGGCCATGCAGCTGTTTGGCCGGTCCGGCGCGGAGTTCCTGGAGTTCCTGAGCCTGGGCGCGGATGGCATGCGCACCATGGAAGAGCGGGCCAGGGCGCTTGGCATCGTGATCGACTCCGACACCGCTGGCGCAGCGGCGGAGTTCAATGACCGAGTGGACGACCTGCGTGCGGCGACGCAGGGGTGGTTCACCCAGCTTGCGGGTGAACTACTGCCGACGCTCACCGACCTCACCACGCAGCTGGTGGACATCGCCCGAGAGGGCAGCGGCGTCAGGGACGTCGCTTCGTCGATCGCCAGCGCATTCCGCGAGATCGGCAAGGCGGCGGAGATCTTCGGGGTAGTGGAAGACTGGCTGGACCGCCTCCGCGGTGGCCTTGTAGCCGTGGAGAAGCAGGGCAACGCGGTGATGAAGCTGGTCACCGGACAGTACAGCGGCCTGCTGGGTTCACAGGGCGGCGGCTGGGAGCAGTTCGCCAAGGAATACCAAGCCGGCACCGCCTACGCCGACAGCGGCTGGAAGGCGATGCAGGGCCAAGGTCAGGGCATACCGGACGCTGGGCGCAGCGGGCCGCGTGGGCGGCGCACGCGGGCAACGGCGGAGGAGATCCAAGCCACCAAGGATCAGACCGAGCAACTGCGCAAGGCGGCCGAATGGGAAGCAAAGCTGCAGTCGCTGTGGGGCGAGAGCGCGGAGAAGTCCAGCAGGGCGTCGAAGTCGAAACAGCAGGGGATGTCGGAGGAGCAGAAGGCCGCTGATGCGCTGGCCAAGTCCTACGACTCCCTCAACAGCAGCATGGATCGACGGCTGTACATGTTGGAGAACGGCGACGGCCAGGAACAGGCAGTCCGGTACGACATAGAGCGCGGCGAACTGCAGAGGCTCACGGCTGCGCAGCAGGAGAACCTGCTGAGTCTTGCAAAGACCATTGACGCCGTGGAGGACTACAAGGCTATCTACGGCGAAGGCATGGACGCCATGGCCAGCAGAACGAAGGAGGCTTCCGGTACGCTTTCCACCTTCGGCGAGCAGGCGGCCCGCAATGCGCAGGATGCATTCGCCGAATTCCTGTTCGACCCCTTCGAAGATGGCGTCGACGGCATGGTCAAAGGGTTTGCCGATGCCCTGAGGCGCATGGCTGCACAAGCAGCCGCCGCAAAGTTCTTTGAGATGGTCGGCAGTTGGGCGTCCAACTACCAGGGCGGCGGTTCCAGCTGGATCAACGCCATCGGGCAGGCCATTGGCAGTTACGCCGGTGGGCGCGCAGGGGGCGGCCCGGTCGCTGGCGACAACGTGTATCGCGTCGGCGAAGGCGGCCGGCCGGAACTGTTCCAGCAGGGCGGCAAGTCCTACCTGATCCCGGGTGATGCCGGCTCGATTGTCCCCATTACCGCCAGCGCTCAAGCCGCAAGCGGATCCAGCGCTGGCGGAGCGCCAATCAACGTCATCACCAACGTCACCGTGAGCGACAGCGGGACGCAGAGCACCACCAGCGGCAGTCAGGACCAGGCCGGGCAGCAGCTCGGTAACCTGATCAGCAACGTCGTGAAGAAGGAACTGATTCAGCAGATGAAGCCCGGCGGGATTCTCGCCAGCGCGAGGTCGTACTGAGATGGCAGAAGAGTTCACCTGGTGCGTGCGCACCGAGATCAACGGCACCGGCACCTTCTCGGTGCGAGAAGCGAAGTTCGGAGATGGCTACAGCCAGGCCGCGTCCGAAGGAATCAACAACGAAGAACAGCAGTGGCCGATCTCCATCGTCGGACGCGCGGCAAAGGTGCAACCTGCCCTGGAATTCATTCGTGCGCATCAAGGCGCTCGCTCTTTCCTGTGGACGCCGCCCCTCGGTGCGCAAGGCCTCTACCGGTGCAAGACATACAACCTCATCCCACATGGCAACGGCGTATTCACGCTCAACGCCACCTTTGAACAGACGTTCCAGCCGTAAGGGATCACTATGGACCTTGAAATCATCGATCTCGACACGCCTCAGCCTGGCGGGAAAGTGGGAGATCCTGCTCGCGTCGCCTTTGAGAAAGTCAATGACAACTTCTCGGCGGTCGGCGCAGCGCTTCCAGAAAAGACCGCCAACGAGTTCGTATTCTCCGGTACGGACATCACCGAGATATCGCTGGGTATCCGAAACGACGGTGGCGGCACGCCCGTGCTCCACTACCATTTCAAACACCCCACGGCGGGATTCCCCGGCGATGGTCAGCTGGTGGGCGGAGCGGGCAGTCGGCCATGGACTGGCGCTGGCTATTCTGACCACTCCACCGCGGCATACCACCTCATCGCCACGCAGGCGCATACCGCAAGCGCCCAAGGAACCGACTTTCGAGTACTCGCCACCCCGCTTGGCGCGACCCAGTCGGGGCGTGTGTACGTAGCCAACTTCAATGGCGACGGAGACGTCATCGTTTCGAAGGGGCTGACGCAGCGCAAGGTGGTTCCGGAAGAGCGAGGTCGTGGCATCGAGATCGCAAGGAATGCTGCTCCGGCAGAGATATCGCTGGTCTCGAACTACCCTGGCTTTGGCTCGCTTATTCGCGGCTACACCATCGGCGGTACCGTCGTTGCACCCACCGCAACGCCGGGTTCGTCTGCCGTAGGCATCGGCTTGTGCGGCCATGATGGATCTGCATTCGTCGGATCAAAGGCCATTGTCGCGCTGATTGCGGGAACGAACTGGACGACAACCTCCACCCCCACGTTCGTTTCCCTGGAGACGACGGCAGCGGGGTCCACTACGCGTACCCGACGTTGGGTTGTGGCAGATTCTGGCCATCTCCAGCCCAGTGCAGACAACACCTACGATCTGGGCAGCGGGTCGTCCCGCGTTCGGCAGATCTATTCCAACAATTCGGCTATCTCCACTTCCGACGCCGAACTGAAGACGTCGCCTCGAGACCTGAACGCTGAAGAGCTGGCGGCGTTCTCCGAGATCGGACGGCTGCCTATGCTGTGGCGCTGGCTGTCGAAGGCCGGCTGCAGCGCGGATGACGGTCGGCTGCATGCAGGCCCTACCGTACAGGCAGCCATCGCTGTGATGGATAGCCACGGACTCAACTGGCGGCACTACGGTTGCTTCTGCTACGACAGCTGGCAGGCGGAGGCCGCAACCGTCAACGACGAGGGGGAGGTGATCCGTCCCGCCCGGGACGCCGGCGAGATCTACGGCCTGAGAAAGGACGAGCTCCTGTTTCTGGTCACCCGAGCGATGCTCTCTGAACTGGATGCAATGAGGAACGCGGCATGATCACCGCCGATGCCCAGCAGTTGGAGCCGGGCGGCAGGGTCACGGTGTACGAGTTGGACTGCAGCAGCTTCGGAGCAGACCAGCTGTTCTTCCACCAGCACCTGCGGTCGGAAGTCATCTGGTGGCAGGGGCAGGAATATGGGGCCTGGCCTATCGAGGCGACCGGGTTCGAACGCACCAGCGACCAGCCGCCGAACCCTCGCCTGAAGGTAGGCAACATCGATGGCCGTATCGGTGCCCTGTGCCTGATGTTCGACGACCTGGTCGGCGCGCGCATCATCCGCCGGCAGACGCTGGTGAAGTACCTTGACGCAGCCAACTTCGCCGAAGGCAATCCGACCGCAGATCCTGACGAGCACTTCCCGGACGAGATCTGGTTCATCGAGCGCAAGGTTTCTGAGGACTACCAGGTCATCGAGTTCGAGCTGACCACCGCGATCGACCTCAATGGCGAGCAGCTACCGCGTCGGCAGATCATTGCCGGCCTGTGCGGATGGGGAAGCATCGGTGGGTACCGCGGCCCGTACTGCGGTTACACCGGCCCAGCCGTTGCAGACGCGGACGACAACCCGACGGACGACCCGTCGAGGGACCAGTGTGGGCTGCGCGTTCATAGCTGCAAGCTGAGGTTTGGGGAGAACAACGAGCTGCCGTACGGCGGCTTCCCGGCCGCAGGCCTGCTGCGAACCTAACCGAATTCACCAGCACCATTCCATCCCAGCCCGCCTTGAGCGGACTTTTTCATGGGCGAAGACATGCAACAGAGCACCCTCCAGGCCATCCAGGCGCATGCCGTGGCTGAGTACCCGCGCGAGTGCTGCGGCCTAATCGTGGCCACGGCCGAGGGCGAGATATATATCCCTTGCCGGAACACAGCTACGACGCCCAGCGAGCACTTTCGACTTCCCGGTGAGGACTACGCTGCGGCGGAGGATCTGGGCAAGGTTCTGGCGCTGGTACACAGCCACCCGAACGCTGCGGCCGCGGCATCGCAGGCGGACCGCGTCATGTGCGAGCTGCCCGACCAGCTGCTGCCTGGCTCGGGCATACGCTGGCACATCATCAGCGTCGGTCAGGTCGTGGGTGAGGAGCCGAGCTGCGGCGACGTACAGACCATCGTGCCGTGTGGCTACGAAGCGCCTCTGGTGGGCCGAGAATTCGCGCACGGCATCCTCGACTGCTACACCCTGGTGCGTGACTTCTATGCGCGCGAGTTGAGCGTACAGCTCAACCAGTACGACCGGCAGGATAAGTGGTGGGAGCAGGGCGAGGACCTCTACAGTCTTGATCGGCTCCGTTCCGAAGGCTTCGACCTGATCCCCGACGAGCCGCGCCGCGGCGACATGATCCTGATGCAGTTCCGGTCGGACGTGCCGAACCATGCCGGGGTCTATCTCGGCGACGGGAAGATGCTGCACCACATGCAGGATCGGCTGTCCGAGGTCGTGCCCTACGGCGGCATGTGGGCAGAGCGCACGGTGCGTATCGTCCGTCACCGCGAGGTGCGTCATGACTGAGCGGGTGCGCACCGTCCGTCTCTACGGAGTCCTCGGCGCACGCTTCGGCCGGGAGTTTCAGTTGGCCGTGGGCAGCGCCAGAGAGGCAGCCTATGCCCTGAGCGTCATGCTTCCAGGCTTCCGCCAGTTCATGGAGCAGGCGAAGTCAAAGGGCATGGAGTTCGCCGTGTTCCTCGGCAGGACCAACCTGCGCCCCGACCAGATCGACGACCCGCCCGGCGACGACGTTATACGCATTGCGCCTGTGATGGTCGGCTCTAAGCGCGGCGGCGTTCTGCAAACCGTGCTGGGAATCGTGCTCATCGTCATCGGTGTGGTGCTGAACGTTTACACGGGTGTGAGCGGAACTCCGCTAATCAACCTTGGCGTGAGCATGGTGATTGGCGGGGTGGTGCAGATGCTTTCACCGCAGCCCAAGGGGCTTGGCGCGCAGGACAGCGTCGAGAACCGCCCGAGCTACAGCATGAACGGAACGGTCAATACCCAAGCTCAGGGCAACCCGGTGCCGTACGCCTTTGGAGGTGATGATGTGCTTGGGATGCTGGTTGGTTCGGCTGTTATCAGCGGCGGCATCATGGCGGAGGATCAGCAGTGAACCTGCCCGTTCTTTACAGCCATCCTGGTACGGATCTAGCGGTCGTCCCGAGCTGCCGCGACTTGGTGGGTGCAGGTGGCAAGAGCGGCAACGATGGTCGCACCCCGGTAGAGTCGCCAGATAGCCTGAACTCCATCGCGCGCGCTCGCATTCTGGACCTGATCAGCGAAGGCGAGATTCGCGGACTTGTGGCCGGGAACCAGTCTATTTACTTGGACCAGGTTCCAATCCAGAACGCAGACGGCACGCTCAACTTTCAGGGTGTGCGCGTTGAGACGCGCTCTGGGACGCAGGACCAGAGCCATATCCCTGGCTTTCCGTCTGTAGAAAATGAGATCGCTGTCAACGTCGAGTTGCGGAGTGACAGTCCAGTGGTGCGCAGCGCGACTGGCTCCGAGTTGTCGGCGATCCGGCTGCGCTTCGGGGTGCCTGGTCTGCAGAAGGTCAACAGCGAGAACGGTGATACGAACGGCTACGTGGTCAGCTACGCCGTTGATCTTTCCACCGACGGAGCTGCCTACACCACCGTCTTGACGAATGCATTCAACGGCAAGACCACCACAGAGTACCAGCGCAGCCACCGCATTGACCTGCCGCCTGGAAACGAATGGCAGGTTCGAGTCCGCAGACTCACCCCGAACGCGAACAGCGGCCTTGTGACGGACCGTGTGAATGTGCTCTCGATGACCGAGGTCATCGATGCAAAACTCCGCTATCCGAACTGCGCCCTGGCCGCAGTGGAGGTAGACGCGAGCCAGTTCCAGAACATCCCAACCCGGTCCTACCGAATCTGGGGCCGGATAGTGCGTGTGCCGAGCAACTACGATCCGATCAATCGCAGCTACACCGGCGTATGGGACGGCACCTTCAAGTCCGCGTGGACGAACAACCCCGCGTGGGGATTCTTCGACATTGTCACCAACGATCGATTCGGACTTGGTGACCGTTTACCACTGGACTGGGTGAATAAGTGGAAGCTGTACCAGATCGGGCAGTACTGCGATCAGATGGTCAGTGACGGGCGGGGCGGAATGGAGCCTCGCTTCACCTGCAGCCTGTACATGCAGACCCGTGCTGATGCCTACCGCGTACTGCAAGACATGGCGTCTATTTTCCGTGGGATCAGCTACTACGCAGCGGGCCAGATTCTGGCATCCGCTGATATGCCCCAGGACCCGGTGTTTACCTTCAGCCAGGCGAACGTCATTGACGGTCAGTTCGTCTACGAAGGTAGTGGGCGAAAGACCCGCCATACCGTAGCTCTGGTGTCGTGAACTGACCCAGAAGACTTTGGCCGCCAGAAGGTTGAGCCCGTTCAGTACCTTGCCGGCGTTCAGCGCTACGGCATCCAGCAGACCGAAGTCACGGCCATCGGCTGCCATTCACGGTCGCAGGCGCAGCGCATTGGTAACCACATCCTATACACCGAGAATCTGGAGACGGAGACGGTTTCATTCGCGGTGGGCCTCGATTCCCTGACCTGCATGCCCGGGGACATCATCCAGGTCGCGGACCCTTACCGCGCTGGTCGACGCAATGCAGGACGTATCAGGAGTGCTGGCGCTGACACGCTCGTCCTGGACAAGGTGCCGGAGGAGATCTATGCCGGCGATACCATTCGCGCAACGTTGCCTAATGGGCGATCCGAAGCACGGACAGTGGAGTCGGTGGCTGGCAGCACCGTCACCGTAACCGTTCCCTGGTCGTCGCAGCCAGTGCCGCAGTCTATCTGGGCGTTGGAGAACGCGGTGCTGGCGCTGCAGCAGTTCCGGGTGATCGGCATTGCCGAGAATCCGATCACTGGAGACGAAGGCCTCACCTACCGTGTTACCGCACTGAAGCATGTGCCTGGAAAGTTTGCCGCGATCGACGATGGCACAAAGCTCGAGCAGCCGCCGATCAGCATCATTCCTCCCAGCGTCCAGCCGCCGCCGACGAACGTGCGCCTTTCGTCGCACGTGGTAATCGCCCAGAACATCGCTACCCCTACGCTAACTATCGAGTGGGACGCCGCGGACAAGGCCATCGCCTACGACGTGGAGTGGCGGCGTGACGACCTGAACTGGGTGCGTGCCGGCCGCGTGGCAACGGCCAGTCTTGAGGTGCCCGGCATCTATGCCGGCCAGTACCTTGCCCGGGTGCGCGCGGTCAATGCGCTGAACGCCGTGTCCATCCCGGCCATGAGTCCGCTGACGACCATCGAGGGCAAGACGGAGCCGCCGCCGGCCCTGACTTCGCTGACCACCACCAGCATTGTGTATGCCATTGGGCTGCAGTGGGGTTTCCCTCTGGGAGCTTCCGATACCGAGCGTACTGAGATCTGGTACGGGCCGTCTCCGAACCTGGGTGCCGAGAGCACGATCAAACTGGGCGACTTCGCGTACCCTCAGAACAAGCACCAGATCAACGGATTGGCCGCCGGTGCGCGCTTCTTCTTCTGGGGCCGCCTGATCGACAAGAGCGGAAACGTCGGTCCATGGTATCCGGCTGAGCTTGAAGCAGGTGTTATGGGCGAAGCCAGCGTAGACCAGTCTGAGTACGACGAGTACTTCTCCGGCCGTATCACGGAGAGCGCGTTGGGTCAGGATCTGCTGTCGAAGATCGAATCCATCGACAGCATCGTGCCGCTGATCTGGGAGGAGGATGCCGAGTACGAAACCGGGCAGACCGTGATCTACAACGGGAAGATCTGGAGCTGGACAGGGGCAGAGCCGGGCAACGAAGAGCCGCCGGGTACCAACTGGCAGGACATTGGCGATGCCATGGCGCAGGCAGGCGCAGTGGTGGGGCGCGTCGACACGCTGGAGTTGCAGATCAACGACCCGGAGACGGGGCTGCAGGCTGTCGCCGAGAAGACGGACGGCCTGTTCGCTCAGATCGACACGCAGCACGCTGGCGATGAAGAGTGGAACGCCGGCGACATGAACGTCTTCGCGGGTACTCTCACCGTTCAGACCGCTGTTGTCGGCGGCGATTACGCGATGGGTAAGCGGGTGGACACCGTGGAGGCCGAGGTCGGAGATACCAACGCCTCAGTGCAACAGGTCAGCCAGGCGGTGGTTGGGATCGACGGCCGCATCAGTGCGACGTACACCCTGCGGGCCCAGGTCACTGACGGTGGGCAGATCTACGCGGCTGGTATGGGGCTGGGCGTCGAACAGCAGCCCGACGGGAGCTACCAGTCTCAGTTTCTGGTGCAGGCAGATCGGTTCGCTGTGATCAATGTCGTGAACGGCGCAGTGACTGCTCCGTTCGTCATCCAAGGAGGGCAGACCTTCATCAGCCAGGCGCTAATCGGCACAGGTTGGATCCAAAACGCCATGATCGGGGACGTCATCCAGTCAAATGCTGTTGGCGCAGGTGGGCAGCCGCGGTGGAAGCTCGACAAGAACGGGACGCTGACTATGACCGGGCCGGCGAATGGAGGCTACCTCACCATCAACGACCGTGTGATCGAGGTGTTCGACGCAAACAACGTGCGCCGGGTGCGCATGGGGATTTGGGGATGATCGCGGGTCTGGAAGTCAACGACGCGGCGGGGCAGCCGGTTATATCGGTCACTGACCGTCTGCCCCGCACGTTGGGAACCGTATGGACGGGGACCACCAGCGGATCGGTAGGGCATGCGGGCTTGGAGCAGGGAGAGCCTTGGTTCACTATTCTCGGTCAGGAAATTGGCTACGTCTCCCCGGAGGTCAGCTTCTCTGGCACGACCATGACGTGGACCTTTGAATCGGCGGTTACCGCTTTTCGGGACAACTGTTTGATTTTGTACGGAGTGCGCTGATGCCCGCTGGCCTGACCATCGTCAATGACGCCAACACGGTGCAGATCGACGAAAACTACAAGAACCTTGCTGTAGCTACGAAGGTTCCGTTCACTACCACTATCGTGTCGGGCGGCGCGTTCTGGGGGAACTATCAGCATGCGGACATCGTTTACACGGCGCGATACGCGGAGCCGCCGATGGTGGCCGTGGAGGCGACTGAGGGCAGCTTCGTTTTCCTGCTATCTGCCACCGGCAATACGTTCACTTTCCGGATGGTCTTCCCTTTGGCTGGTTCTACTGTCACGGGAACGTTCTGGATCTTCGATCAGCCCCCAAGCAGCTCAACAAGTACATTCGGCCTTCAGGTTTGCGACGCGCAGGGCCGGCTCACGTTCGACGCTCTCTTCCGCTATGCCAGAGTTGTCGGCCGGATGTCAGTGCCTTTTCAGAACTGGGGCGATCCGGACCAGCAATACCCTGTGCCGGCCGGCAGGAAGTACATCGCGGTGCAGTCGGTGTGTGGGACCTATGCTCAGTCGAACCCGATTAGCATTCCAGGGCAGCCACCGTCGTTTGATCGCCTGATCGCCATTCGCTTAGTGTTGAATCAACCAGGTGCCTTGCAGACTGCCCGGCACCTGATGACCTACAACATGAGCTTTGCCATGCCCAGTATGCGCCGTACTGCCGAGTACACCATCCTGGACATGACAGGCGCTTAATCACCAGAAGCCGAGCTTCCCCACCTTCCTCTCCCGCTTGCCGCTCTGGTGGTACAGCAGGTTTCGCGTGGCCATGTACCCTGGGATTTCCCGTTCGCTCTCACTGAAGGTGCCTTTGCCCCACGTGCGGGTTGCAAAGTAGACGGTGGTATCTGCCGGCAGTTGGCAACTGTGCGTCTTTGCCGACAAGCGAAGTTCAACCTGATATCCGCCTTCCGAACGCTCTATTACGCTCCCGCAGACCCTATGCCCGGTCGCGTTGGTGTAACGGACCGCTTTCGGAGCGATTCGAACCATGAAGCTGTCGAGGGTTTCACCTGGGGCGGATACTTCCTGGTAGGAATCGACCACCTGGGCATCGTCGAGCGGCTCTGCAGCGATACTGGCGAATGCTGAAGCTGTCAGCAGGACAAAGATCAGTGCACGCATTTCGCTCTCCTTGTGTGTCGTGGTGACAGCACAAGGTTAGGGGCGAAAATGGCCCATCGCCTGAGTTTTTGACATTCGCGATAGCTGTTCCTGAATGTCAGTTTGGGCAGAAAGCTTGGCGCGCTAGCGGCTATCAGCAACCGCTGAAGGCGCAATGGGCGATCCAGGAATCGGAGAGACGCCTGGAGCGCCCGCCCGGATCCTGTCTCTGGTCCTTCGCAGCGGTATATCCACTGCAAGGATCGTGATTGCGCTGATGGCGACCGATACGGGTATGGCCCACAGGGCGATGGACCAGCTGCGCATGGCCTCTGGCTGCCCCAAAGCCAGCCAGACGAGATAGCCGGCCGGGTAGTGAATCAAGAACACCGGGTAGGACAAGTCACCGAGCCAGCGGTCCACCCATCCGAGAACCCCGGTGGCGCGGATACCGTGGAACATGAGAGCGGCAGCTGCCGCGACGATGATTACACCGTAGTAGAAGGGGTTTGAAGTGGCCGTGCCGTCATAGGTGCTTGCCTTCCAGACTGCGAGGAACGCGCCAACGGCCAGCAGGAGCAGGAACGGCTGGGCAGCCGTCGCACCCATCCAAGCCGGCCTGTGCCGCACAACGAACGAACTGGCGCGGTAGGCCAGGGAGCCGGTTGCGAAGGCGAGCATCGCGGCTGATACCGGCGAGTAGCGAGTCGACGGATCCATGCCGCTGTACAGGCTGTATGCGTGGTACGAGGCTGAAGCAACGAGCGTGGCGACGGTCCACTTCCAGCTTCTGGCGGCGAACGCCCAGAGCAGCGCGTAGCAGCAGATCTCCACTGCAATCGACCAAGTGGAAGGGATCAACCTGAATTTGTAGTTGCCGGGCTGGTCTGGGAAGAAGGTCCAGGGCCAGATCAGTAGGTTTCCGATCACGTCCGTTGCCCGGCCCGCCCATACCCAGCATGCGTGGAATTCATCCATCCTCGGCAGGATGAACCACATGGCCAGGGTCAGAAGCGCAAGGGCGTAGTACGACGGGTAGAGCCGAAGGAACCGGTTGAGCGCGAACGATTTGAACTCAAACTTGTAGGTCTTCGTGAGGATCATGGTCACCAGGTAGCCGCTGATGACGTAGAAGCACTCGACGGCGAACTGCCCGAGATTCGGGATCTGCGCAGTCAGGTGGAAGAGGACCACGCAGATGGCCAGGAAAAAGCGGAAGCTGCCGAGCATGAGTGGCTCACGGACTGTTGTTGGCCCCAAGTATCGGTCGAACCGCCGATATCTGCCAATTATGCGACCTGCTGCAGCAGGCCCTCGGTGTTGTTCCGGGGCGTGTTCACCGCGCGGCTGACGCGGTAGGCCTCCATGGCGGGCGGCTCCGATGCCAGCAGCATCGCCATGGCCGCGTCCGGCTCCGCGGTGATCCACTCTTCCACCTGGTCCAGACCCAGCCACACCGGCATCCGGTCGTGGATATCGGCCGACACGCCACTGCTGTCACCGGTGATGATCGTGAAGGTGCCCAGGTTCTCATCGTCCAGCAGCGGGCTCCGGTCCTCCCATAGACCGGCCGCCCACAGCGGTTCTGCCGCGTGGATGAACCACGGGTCCTTCTTCCCGTCCTCCGGGCTCACCGACCACTCGTAGTAGCCGGCCATGGGGATCAGGCATCTGTGCTTCTTGAACGCCGAGCGGAACGCCGGCTTCGTGGCCACTGTCTCGATCCGGGCGTTAATCGTGGAACCTTGCAGGCTCTTCGCCTTGGCCCAGAAGGGCAGCAGGCCCCAAGAGAGCCGCGTCAGCTGCAGGCCGGTACCCCGATCCAGCAGCACCGAGGCGCGCTGCGTCGGGGCCAGGTTGTAGCTGGACGGCATGGCCAGCAGGTCACCCACCAGCTCGGGGAAGGCGAAGCTGCCTTTTGCCTTGATCGGCGTTTGGACGAAGCGGCCGCACATCGGGAGCCATACTCCAGCGACTATTCACATAGCGACAGATTTCACACCAAGGGTAGTGAGGCAGCTGTTACGGTGTGAATTGCAGGGGGCGATTCACACTGGAGGGCAGGGCATGACGCTACACGCTCTCGTTTATTTCAGCCAGGCGATCTCTGGGCTGACTATTGACCAGATCGATGATTTGACCCAAGACGCAGCTGAGCACAACCACCTTGCGGGTGTGACAGGCATTCTTCTCACGGACGGCATTCACTTCCTGCAATACATCGAGGGGCCGGAGGACGGTCTTGCTTTGACCTACTCACGCATTCTCAATGCTCGCAGCCATACTGAGATTGTTGAACTCGGACGAAGCCGGGGCGGCCAGCGCCGCTTTCCATACCGGTCGATGCGCTGGATCCCTGTGGACGAGCCTGAGCTGCGCATCGCAGTTCGCAGTGATTGGCGCGGATTGGCTCAACGCCGCGTTCGGCTGATAGAAGGCATCTCGCATACGGGGATTGATCGAATGCGCTCGGTGGTTGGCCCGTACATCAACTAGGCGACGAAAGCTCGGCCGTGGCCGAGCTTTTTCTGTGGCGGTAGCCCAGCCGAGCTAGGTTCTGTTAGCAAGCAGAAGCAGGTCGCGACGCTGTTGGTCATCCAGCATTGTCGCAAGTTCCTTTCGGAATAATGTTGCTACCTGGGTGCAGGAACGGCATGTGAGCTCTGACGTGACCCCATCATCTTCCAGACCCGTAGAAGGCGCGAAGGTGCCTCGCTCGCCGCACCGACAGCAAGTAGCGTCGAAGGACTGAACCGATTGGATTTCGCCCGTTCGGCGCAAGACGGTTGCGAAGACGCGATGAACCCTAAAGTGGGCTGAAAAACTATTCGACATTAGGTCACGCTTCTCAAAGGGCTAAACGCGGTAGCAACTCTTGTTGCGCCGCCAGAAGCGTTGAGGTTTCCACTATACGTACTTGTCTCACTCGGAGGTGAAGATCTATCGACACGGGGTACGCCCGCGCTCATTTCGCGCGGCCTTAACGACGCAAATTGCAGATTTGGCGTCAGTGAGGGGGAGGCATCTCGCCCCACTGGCAGCATCAGCCCCGCTGCCTTCCTGGCCGCTTTACCGGATGCGCTGGCTATCCGCCGCTGTTCCCTCAGCAGCTGGTGCATCCGGGGCCAGGCTTTCGGCCGGCCCGACCTCTCGCAGGATTTGAGACGGCCGTCCGTAGGATTGCGCCCCATGCTTCCGCCCGACTTCCGCTGGCACGCCATTGGCGGTGCCCCCCACGACCGTCCGAATCAGCTGCTACTCGATTCTGTCGAGGTCGCACGCCTGTACCAGCGAGTGGACGACCACACCTGGTGGATCAGCCTGAATAACCAACGGGACCAGAAGCTGCGAAAGCAGCAGCTTTGCAGCGGATACGAGAAGGGCAAGGCCGGCGCTGAACTGTGGGCGGAGCGGCATCAGGACCGGCTGCGGGCGGAGGTCGATCGCTACCTGCAGGGCATCAAGGAACGCCGTTACCACGCGAAGCGATAACGCCCACAGTCAGCTGCCGTTGCCGGCGTATCGGCCGGTGCGACGCCGCCAGTTCACCATGCTGGCCATGGACGAGAACAGCACTGCCAAGGCGCGCTGGGCGCGCGGGAAGGCCGCTTCGTTGTACCAGCAGGCCAGAGAACTGGAACAGGACCGGGGTGGCGATTGGAGGGCCAGGGCACGGCGCAAGGCCGGTGCCGCACGCCTCCGCAGCGAGGCGACCAGATACGACCGCATCGCCAGCCGGTTCGAACCCTTCGACGACGATCAGGCGGCCTGACCGGGCCGCAGCTGCACTACGTTGCCCGTGCGCAGCCCCTCGAGGTAGTCGGCCCAGGTTTGCATCATGTGCACACGGTCGGGCAGGTGGGTCGTGCGGTTGTACGCGCGGCCGTTCGGATCCTTCACCGCGTGCGCCAGCTGGTGCTCGATGATGTCCGGCCGGAAGCCCAGCACCTCGTCCAGCAACGTGCGCGCGGTGGCGCGAAAGCCGTGCCCGGTCACCGTGTCCTTGTCGAACCCCATACTGCGCAGGGCGGCCAGCACTGCCACCTCGGACATCGGGCGGTCGTCAGACCGCAGCCCGGGGAACACGTACTTGCCGGCGTACCCGGCTGGCATCTGCGCCTTCAGCTCGCTCAGGATGGCCACGGCCTGGCGTGCCAGCGGCACGATGTGGGGCTGGCGCATCTTCATGCGGCCCGCGGGGATGCTCCAGAGCGCAGCGTCCAGATCGATCTCCGACCATTCCGCCGCCCGCAGCTCGATAGGCCGCACGAACACCAGGGGCATCAGCTTCAGCGCGGCGCAGACAACGCCGGTACCGGTGTAGGAGTGCAGGGCGCGCAGCAGGCCGCCCAGCTGCACCGGGTCCACCACGGCCGCGTGGTTCCGCTCCGGGGCAGGCACCAGCGCTCCGCGAAGGTCGGCGACAGGGTTGCGCTCGGCCCGGTCAGTGGCCACGGCATAGCGCATGACCTGCCCGCAGTTCTGCATCACGCGATGGGCGGACTCGAACGCCTCGCGCGCTTCCATCTTCCTGGCGATCGTCAGGAAGTCAGACGCCTTCAACTCCACGGCGCGGCGCGCGCCCACGGCGGGGAACACCTCGTTCTCGAACCACGCCAGCACCTTCTTCTCGTAGTTAGGCACCCACTTCCGGCCGCGCAGCCATTCCCTGGCGATCAGCTCGAAGCTGTCCGGCGGCATGCCGGCGCTCGCCGTCGACGCGGCGACCTTGCGGTGTTCCCCCGGGTCGACACCGGAACGTAGCAGCCGGCGGGCGTCCTCGCGCGCGTCCCTGGCCATTGCCAGTGTCACGTCGGGGTACAGGCCCAGGGTCAACAGCTTTTCCTTCCCCCCGATGCGGTACTTCCAGCGCCAGCTCTTCGTGCCGGTGGTGGTGATCAGCAGATATAGGCCGCAGCCGTCAGCCAGCTTCTGCGGCTTCTCGGACGGCTTGGCGCGACGGATGACGACGTCGGTCAGAGGCAT